CACTTTTGAATTTTCAATGTTCATTGCGTAAGTGGTAAATACATCATTAAGCGCACCAGCAATTACGCCAACCATTTCAGCGCTAGGCTGAACGATTGAAGAATTTACGAAAGCGTTACTAATAATTACGCCTGATGTTTCAGCTATTACTTGTATGATATTGGCAGTAACGCCATTCTCACTATCAATAATCGCATCAACGTCATTCATCGCGCTACTTAGCTCTGCGCTTACAATGTAACCTGTTGCTATACTGCTTGATACGCTACTTGATGGTGGTGTGGCAAATCCTTCCGTAACGGCTTGAAAGGCGCAATTTACTGTGTTTAATGGGGCGTTAATCTCGCCTGTAACTAAGCTTCCATGACTGTAGTCAATAGCGACTGTAGATATTGGCATTGTTGCTTCGCCAAATGTGCTACCTGCAACGCCACTTACAGTTGCCAATGGCATTGATAAATCACCAAAGGTTAATGCTGAAAACTGCGAATCAACTGTAGCTATTGGATTAGTAGCTGTTCCAGTGATTACATTTTCCTGCTCATGGTCTGCAATTGCCGTTTGTATTGGGCTTGTAAGCGATGCTGATAACATTTCACCAGTTACAATAGTTGATTCAGAGCTTACAGAAGGTTGCACTAGGATTGGCGTTAGCGCTTCACCTGTTATTAAATTAACATCAATCAACGCGATGGGGTGTTCAAGAGAAGCGAAAATAGCACCAAATTCAGAGATAGAGCCGCTAAACATTGGTGATGGAATTGTTAATTCTGAATCAATGATGCCCCCACTCAATACCTCTGCTGTTTGTTCTGACGCTATATTGTCAACAACACAATTTGCAACTTCACCGCATATTGTCGATGCCTCTGCTGTAGGCAATTCTTGAAGCAAGGCTGAATCTAAAATAAACCCTGTAATAATGTCAGAATTAACGTCTGATATTGTAGAAATGACATTTACATCTAACGAATCGCCATAAATAGTTTCAGCTTCAACAAGCGCAATAGGCATTACAGCAACACCTTCTGTTGCACCAACGCCAACATTAAGTGTAATGGAATCGCCAGATGGGGGCGAGTAGCCAGCTACTATATCTAATAAAACATTAGAGCCACTTGGCATAGTTAATTCCTATACAGGTATTGGAATAATTAAATCTACGATTGAAGCATTATCAGTGCCATCTGAATCATAACCAATTACTGTAAATTGTTGACCTGCGCGAGAGTAAAGCGTGATATTAAAATAACCTACTGCATCACTTCTAGTTTCAGCATAAGGAATTCCTGTTTCTCTATCTAAAATACGCACAAGCATATTTCCTATTGTTATACCAAAGCGCTTTGTTACACCTGCTATTGTTTTTTTAGTTACTGTTGCAGTAGAACCTACAAGCACCTCATTTGAGAGAATAGTGACCTTGTTGTAAGCGCTGGCATCTAGCGGAATCACGTTTGCAGAAAACGACCTTTGAATCAAAACGGCGTAGTTGTATAGGCTTGCCGTGTTACCGTTAATCCTGCTAGCGCCCTTTTTGATTGCAATAACGCCTAAATCTGCCATGATGAATTACCACGCACTTGTTTGGATAAAATAGAACTGATAAGGATAAAGTGAAAAAGCGCCATCAGGAATAGCAATCGGTAAAAATGTTTTGCCAGCATCAGAGCCAGAACCATTGATTGAATTGACCACCTTGAACAGAAAATCAAGGTATTGTCTTTCGTTCATGGCTTGTCTAATTCCGCGAAGCGTACCGTAAGGCGTATCTTTTGGGTATGTTTCGCTCACAATCTGAACCTTAGTGGTAACAATACCCTTGCCTAAAAAGCCGTCAATATGAAAATCGTTTGTTGACATTGCATACGTTTCTGCAAATGTTTGAACAACATTGGTTTCATAGCCAGAACCGATTTTAATATTAAAGTTTGTTTTTGGGCTTGAATACTGGGTAAGAAGCGGCGCATTTGAGCTTGAATAAGGAGTATTACCCTCAGACAATGATGACTGTGGCATAATCAAGCATCTGTTTGGGTTTGACGTATCATAAGAATCAATATCGCCAAAGTAAAAAATATTCCAAACATCACCATTATTAATACGCTTGGTTAGAATATATGCGCCTTTTTCATCACCTATTACCATCCAATGCAAAGGCGCAATGCCTGATGAATCTGGCTTAACTATGTAGCCACCAGTCCCCCACACCGATGCGTAATCTGTCATACTGGTTGCATTTGATAGCGCTCTCAACTCTGTCGTGTTAATTGGGTGGCCATCATCAATTTTCAACAACTGCATTGAGCCGCCACCCATTTTATAGATAGCTTTATTAAGCGCAGCAAACTCTTTCGTCCAGCCCAGAGGCGCTTTTGTGTTGCCACCAGTACCGTAACCATTCACCAAACAGGCATCAAGCACTGTAATGAGTGAGCCTCCGATTGATGCCATTTGTGGCGCATCAATATCTGTTGATTTAAATACATTAAACGCCATAATTTAGCCCTACCAAGTATCTGATGTTTCAATAATAAGTTGACCGCCAGCCGCCATATTAAAGGCTTCAAACGTCTTGCCAGCGTATGCGCCGCTACCAGAAAACGTGTCATTGTTTGCTAGCGGTCTATTGTGTAATGGCGACCATACGCCGCGCATCGTACCAATAGGCACGATAGAGCCAGTTGTCACGTAAAGCTGGTTTTTTGCCATCAAAATACCACCGCCAAGCGCAGGATAGCCAGCACCTTGTGCGCCGCTTCTGGTTTGGGAGGAATTGGTAGAGAAATCTTCCGCTAAACGACCAACGAAAGGCGATTGCAAGGCGGAAATAGGATGCTCGGCAATATGAATATGAGAATTGCTGTTTTGTGTGGTTGAATATGCATAACCTTGTTGCTGTCCGAATTCCTCTAGCGCAAGCGCAGGCACAGTTGCAGTTAAAGGCGAAGCTGAATTTGATGATAGTGCTTGTGAATCACTGGCAACATATCTAGCAGATAGCCCAAAGATAGCGCTACCTGTAATTGAATCAATATCGCCTGCGTAAGTTCCGCACCATTCGTTAGCTACTTCACCAGTTTTAATCATCAATATAAATGTTCTATCATCTGCGATTAAAACCCATTCACGAACTATCGCATCTGTAGCAGTTGACTTGCAAATAGCACAACCTGTTGTACTGCTTGCAACTGTAACTTGTGATGGAAACTGCATACCAAGAGTATCAATCCCTGTGGCTGTTTTAGCACCACGAATACGCGCCCATCGTTTGTGTGTCAAAATTTCATCACGCACCCACAAATACTGGCCTGAGCCAGTAGTGGGATTGTTGCGATAAACTACACGCGAGCCTATGGCTTCAAAGGCTTTAGTCCATCCAGCCGCAGGCTTTGTACCATAACCATTTACAAGGCAAGCGTTTAAAACTGAAAGCAATGCGCCATCAATCGCGGTAAGTGGCGGCGCGCTTGCGTCCGTACTTCTGTAAACTGTAACTGTCATGGTAAGCCTCTAAATTAAGCCGCAGGTTGAGTGTAAGTGAAGCTTGATACTGTTTGCACCGCGCTTAAAGCGATTGTAGTGCTTGTCATGTTGATTTGAGCGCCAGTAGTTGCCACAGCACCATCAAAACGAGCATTTGTCGTTGATGCAGTAGCAGGGTCGTCACCTTCTTCATAGCAACGAAACCAGCCAGCCGTACCAGCCGCAACCGCAGTACCAGCCCAATTGTCACCACTTGGTTTAGTTGCCGCCCCAGCACTTGCAGGATTCCACTCAAGACCTGTTACACCATCACCGCCTTTAGTTACTGTAAACAATAATGTGCCAGTAGCAACATCATTAGCAGTAGTTGGTTGAGCGCCAGAGTAAACATTGATTTTGCAACCACGCATGATTTCAGTAAAACCATCTAAGATTTCTTCAATCACTACATCATCAAACAAGACTGTTTCACCTGTTACAGCACTGTCATTGTTTAGTGTGAAGCGTGTTGTTGTTGCAGAAGCTACGAAAGCGACTTGTTTTTGAGTTAATGTTGCATCAGTTTCAGTTGCACCATCAAAGATTGATTTAGGTGCGGCTGTTGTACCAACATCAATTGAACCGCCAGCCGCAGTACCTTTTTTGAACTTAACTTTCGCCAAGTAAACGCGACCAATGCGAGTTGTTAAATCAATGTAAGCAGAGCCAGCAGAAGCGCCAGAGTTTGCAATTTCCAAGCCAGTGGTTGAGCTTGAACCGCCAGCCGCCACAGCAAGCGTAGCGCCTGATGCTGTCCAGCCAGTAGTGTTTGCATCGAAAGTGCCATTAGTTACCAAGTTAGCTTTAGCGCCAATTAACTTGTCACGTAAGCCAGTAGAAAGACGTAGAGCCATTTTAGTACCCCTTATAAAATATTATTTATAGATTCTCGGCATCTACATTCATTGGGACTGATTCAATAGAGGCATTTAAAAGCTCACCTACTGAAACTAGCCCTCCAATGTCTGCAGGTGGAGAATCAATGTTTGATAGCATAATTATTCTTCGTGCGTTGTAAGGCACTGTTTCGGAATTGAATGAGATAACGATGTGATTCTGACCATTTTGCTCTCGGTAAAGACCGCTTGCACTTCCAGCCTCACCAAAAGAAAAAACGCCATCTGTCATATTGACTACCTGACCGCCATCAAATCCAGCAATAGCCCCTTTGTTAGAAGCCCACAACATACCATTTGGCTTGTCACCTATTTTCTGTATGCTTACTGGAGAGCCTTGAATAGCGCCATAATTTAGCACGGTCGATAGAGTAAAGTCTTGTGAGTTACTCCCTGATAAGAAGTATGTATTTTCCTTAGTGGCGACATAGATTCCATCATTCACTTCCGCGCACATGAGAATATCGCCATCAAACGCTACAAAATCTTGTGAATAATTGATTAGCTCAAAGTTAAATGGCAGGCTTTCCCATAAGACATTGCCATGAGCGTAGTACATTCGACCTCTGTAATAGCACGCTGTTTGGAAAGCTACAGGCTTATCACAAAACTGGTTTGTAATCGCAATACCAAAGTTTAACGTATCGCCTGTATAGTCAATGCTTATAAGGCTTGCGACTGATATTGCTACACTTCTTGCGAGGTATAGAACGTCACCATTAACGGTTGATAGATATAGGTTGATATGACTTGCATCGTCAGGGATGTTGCTTGGTGTATTAACGTGAATACCACCATTATTGATAGTTGCTTGCCCTGACAATCCAGCGCCAGATTCAAGCCCATCATTTCTGGTATAAGTGATTGCATATAGGTAACTGCCCTGTGGCATTAACCCTACAATCTGCGAATAACTAGGTGTAATTGGTGTGCTAATACCCAATTTTCTTGATGAATTATTTTCAATGACACCAGAATCAATGCCATTACTCCAATAAATCTTATTGTTTATTTCGGTTGAATGTAACCAATTTGCTGTAAATAGATTGCTATCAACCAATATTCCACCGCTTAAATCACTCACCTTAAATAAATCTGAACCTGATTGATAGAGTAATGCGCTTTTTGTTGCACTTGCCACATCAATACTGGTTGTTATCAGCCGTTTTCTACCTTTCCTAGTAGATAGCTTGTTGTTACGACTTATATCGACATTCTCTGCAACTTGCAGGCGTTTAAGTCCGTACTCTGTCGGGCTGTTCTGGTTGTCTAATCCACCAAACTCTTTGATTGTAGGCATTAGAAACTTCCATCTAGGCTATCGTAAGGCAGGTTGTTTAAGTCAAATTCGATGTTGTACGCTGGTCTAGCTTCGCCAAACTCTCGCGCAAACAGTGTTAAAGCCTCAATGCTTGCATTTTTATCAAGCGTATCAGCGTCTTTCTTTAGGTAAGCTCTATGCTTAATCCAGTGAATTAGCGCCATGTGGTAACGAGATTTAATCTCTGGCTTATCTTGTAAGCCGACCATGTTGTTTAGCTGTGTACGTACTACGCGCAATCTGACTACGCCATCAATGCGAGGTGTAGGGTATAGGCGCAATTTATCAGTTTCAAAGTCTGTGATAACTGCCTTTGGTGTACCTGTTGAATTTCGCCAGCCTGATACATTCTCATTCATCCAGCCAACCGTTGCGCCTGTAATGACTGAACCTTCTGCATCAACTACATCTTTAATCGCTAAAATTCGTTCATCAAGGCTGTATAGCGCTGTGTTTGCAACAATAGCAATCTCACAAACCTCAACTGTTGATGAATCAATGATTAGGCGAGAACGCCTGCAAGCTTGTTCTTGCGCTTCGTTTGCATAAGCAATTAGCTCTGAATCACTCCAAAGATAATCTGCCTCTGTATCGTCTAACTCAAGCCTTGCCTGCGTTAATATCTCGCCTAGATTCATTACTCACCGCCTAATTGTGCCGCAAGTTGTGGGTCTGTTTCAGTTGTAGCAACAGCATTTGGAATAGCTGGTTCAGCAGGTTTAGCACCACCTTTACCGCCTTTACCACCGCCAGCAGGCTTACCACCAGCTAAAGCATTACCTTCACCATCAAGCAACTCACCGCTTGCATCAAAGTAATTACCATCTTGCTCAAAGCGTGCGATACCAAAAAAACCACCGATGATGCCGAAGTCTTTTGACTTGTCTAATTTAGCCATCAGTCGCCATCCTTGTCAGTGTCTTTACCAAAATCTGAATCATTGTCGTTATCTAAACGACCAATGCCAGCGCGACTACCGTAGCCAACATCTAAGCCACCACCGTATGTATCACTAACGCCAGTATTTACGCCTTTATCGGGTGCATTACCTACTGCTTCCTCTTGGCATTTCTCTGTGTTGTGATTATTAAAAATGTCTTTTGCCATTTTAATTACTCCTAATCGGTTAAAAAGAGAAAGCCCACCGAAGCAGGCTTTCTTTTAGGTGTTTCTACTAAGAAGCAGAACCCCATTTAACGATACGCGCTTGCGTAGCATCGCTGTGAACTAAGCCGAAGCCGCCCAAGTAATACCAAGCAACACCCATTGAGCGACCATAATCGCTAGGGATTTTACCGCGCACTTCTTCTGGGATTGCAATACCTTCTGCAACTCGGTCAGCACCCATGAAGTGAACTTGGCTTGATTTGCCGTTAGACCAAGCTTCTGCCGCGATATTGGTTTGCTCAACAAAGCGCACGCCTTCATAACGACCAATTTCACCAGCTAGAATCATGGTAAAGCCATCATTCGTGTATTGGTGCAATGCTTCTAAGTCGTTTTTCAACTGACGAAACGCTGTAGGGCGACCTACTGCAACATAGTCATTACCCATGTATGTAGGAATGTTACGTTCTTTCATCACATCAACGATTGCTTTTACATGGTCTTTACCTAAAGCCACGTTGTTGATGATAGTAGGCGTACCGTTTGTCACCAATGTAATTGCACTTGTTGAAGTACCGCCAGTAGGTGAAACAACCAATGGCGTTGCATTGAATTGAGCGTAAGCCGCATCATCCAATGTTTCAGACGCATCTGTTTTCATCACGTTTTGGATGATTGATTTAACTGGCAACTCTGATAAGTTGTCCAATTTGCCAGAAAATGGCACGCTGTTACCGTACTCGGTGATAACCAACTCGCCTTGTGTAATCACAAAGTTTGTTTCTGGAATCGCTGTGCCTTCTGTTAATGCCGCGCCCTTAGTTGCCGCGCGAGAGAACACATCCCAATGGAATTTGTTACCCTTATTTTTGCCAACCGCATCTTCTGGTTGTGTTAATTGACGAAACTTGGTCATCGGTTTAACCGCATGACGCAAAACTTTTGATAACTTTGCTGATGATAAGAAACCACCTAAGTTATTTGTACCCCATAATTGTCCAGCCATGATAAATACTCCTAATAAACGTAAGATAAATTACGCGATTAGCCCTCTTGCCTTCCTCATTTCGGCAATAATGTCCGAAGCTGATTCTAAAGGCTCTTCTTGGCTTGCCGCGCTTGCACTATTGGATGGCACTTGTTCCATGCCAGCCTTTTTAGCAACTCTGTCGTTACGAATGGTTGAGCTTTGGTTGCCTGTCGTTCCACCTGTTAAATCAGTTATCCAGCCTCGCGCTCTATTACCTGCGGCTACCAGTGCGTCATATTGTGTTGCATGACCGCCTGATTGCATTTCCTCTGCGAGAAAACCGTTAGTAATACTTGCAAGGTGTGGGTCGCTGACTACATCGGCATATTCGCCAGAAAACTTTGTCAATGCACTGTCCACATCAAGTTGTTGCTTTACTTTTGCCGCTACATCATCCGTATCAAACGATTGGGTAGAGTTTCCTCGCCCTGTCGCTAACATCGCCAATGACTGTGCCGCACCTTCTTCATCACCATTTAACAGCGCTTCAATCGCTGATTTGGCAATGTTTGTTGCATCCTCACCCACTTCTGGGCTTGATTCGTTTGCTGGCGAGGTCTTAGCCTTCGCCAAATATTCTTCTGCTTCTCGTAGCTTTGCGCTTGCCTCATTCAGCCTGCGACTTGCTACAGCATCTTTTTGATAGGATTTAATAACCTCTGATAGCGGAACTTCTTGCTCTACGCCATCAAGCTTAACTTTAACTAAACCACCATCTGCGCCTGTTGCCGCTTCAATTTGCGTATCAAATGACTGCTCTTGCTCACCTTCTTGAGCTAAACGTGCTTTTTCAGCCAATTGCTCATATATATCTAGGTATTCATCTGCCACTGTTCTTACATTGTTTGTATCTACTGCATTTTCATCACTTACTGCATTAACATTAGCGTCTTGATTGATAGCCATTGTTTTATCCTTGATTATTTAAAATATGCTCTGCCCCTGCCGCCTGCGCCATCGCTTCACTTAGCCATAAAAACATACACTCTGCTACTGCGATTTGTTGTTGCACTGCCTGTATCGCCTTAAAATCGTGTGCATCTATCGTTTTAAGCTTAACCAAGCAATCTTCAACCTCTGTAACTGCACGCTCTTGGATGTATTGCCCCAAGCCTGTATTTAAAAACCGTTGAGCATCTAAGCCTAATTCAACTTTCGCTAGTAACTCATTCTGTTCTTTACTCAAACTTGCGCCCCATCATTCGGTTTAAATGTTTCAATTCCTTGCATAGAACTTTGTGGAACTGGTGGCTCTAGTGGCGAGGTGTTTTGCGTAACTGTATTTATATCCCCATTTGCCTGCGTTGTAGGTGCGTTAGTTATTGGAATGTTAGGGTCTTGCCCTCCATTTGGTCTTTGATAACCGCTTGCTTCCATTACTTTGTCACCCACTGGCGCGATTAAAGGGTTTTGCGCGATACTTGCGCCTGTCTGCATGGCTGAATAAACAGCCTCTACACCAACTTTAACCGCTTGCGCCTTGCTTAAAGTAGTCTTGGCGTTAATGTCACTAATCTTAGCCGCTACCATTTCTGGGTTTTCTTTCTGTGCCAGCATTGATTTCAATTGCTCTATTTGGCTGATTAAATCATCGACCTCTGGGTTATCACCCTCTTCAATATAGAAGCGCCCACCATCTTTATAGCCAATCTTGCCGAATATCTCTTTGATAACCTCGCCAGATTTCAAGCGACTGAACGCGCTCTCACCAAGTAATGCCTGTATTTCACGTAAGCCATAGACAAAACGCTCAAGCTGATTGAACGTATTGGTTGAACCTGTACCAACATTCACACTTAATGTGACTTCTTGCATCAATAATTCGTCTGTGACAACATCCATACCGAAGCGCTGATACAACTTAGCCTTGTCGCCAGCCAGCGCCAGTATCATTTCGTCTGTTTCGTAGGTTTGTTCCATCAGTATCATTTGACGCAATACAGGCTCTACCCATGTTTCAGTGAATACCTTTAAATCGTACTCACCAATCTGGTTAGCATTGTTTGATAGCATCTGCATACCGCCAACCGTTTCATTCAGCTTGCGGTTACTTGCCACGCTTGAACCACTGAACGCGCCTGCAATGTCGTCAAAGTCACTGTTTAATCGGTCTTGCTCTGCATACGCACTGCTTGTCACATCATTTGTTTCAACAATACGAACATCCGTATCAATGTTATCCATCAGCGTTACACCACTTGGCACATTACGAACCAATGAACGAATATCTACATTACGGTTACGATTAACAAAATAGCGCTTATTCATGGCAAATTTGACGTTATCAATACGCTGGTTAGCCACTTCGTTGATTTCAGCTTGAATATCTCGGCTCATGCTTGTCTTACTTGTGCTGTAAATCTTGTGTGCCTCAAGCGTACCCTTGCCCATCACTACAGGTCTATCACCGTTTCTTAGGTGTGGGAAAGCATCTTTAGTAAGCTTTGGCTCTGATAAAAGCTCTTGGTCTGCCAGTGTGTAGAAGCAATAGTCCTTGCCACCCTGTCGAATGAAGTTTAAATGCACCCATACGATGCTGAACTCGTTGATTTCGCTGGTCTGCTCTTTACTGTCTGTCATGCCATTTTCGCGCTGTAGGCGAATAGAATCACTTGTTCTGCTTCCAGCCGCACGAATCTTTGCTCGGTCTAACTTAATCCAATCTTTACGCGCTTCAATCTCATACACGTACATCGGCAATAGAATAATGACGTAAGGCGAACTATTAACAGGGTCAGTCCAGTTAGCCGCAGGGTCAATACGCACGTTTTCTGGTGGTATTAACTGCACATCTGGCTTATCAATGCCATTTTCTTCATCGTATTTCCATGTTTGCAATGACGCAACCACGCCAACTGTGTGCGCTTCCTGATATGCACCGACTAGGATTTGAAACCAATTGACTGATTTTGATAGGCGATAATTGAGTAATTGCTGATTGATTGCCGCGCTTGCCGCCTGCATATCATTCTTTTCATCTTCTGCCGATATTGAAACAATGTCTTGCGTACTGAAAAAAGCAGAAGCACACGTAGCCTCTGCCTGCCTCAATGCTGTGCGTGTCTTTGGTCTGAATAGCTTTGAACGACCTTTGTAATGGTCTGAATAATACTTAGAACCGCTAGGGTGTAAGCCTTGCACTTGTCTAATGTCACGTTCCATCGTATTACGAACGCTATTATTGAAGTAAGTATCGCTTGTACTAAAAGCATTTTTGGCGAGTGATAACGCCTTTTCTTTATCCAGCATATTGCGCCCCTGTTGTGTCCACGATTGCGCGACCTGCGAAGTCTTGAGCTAAATCATCAACTTGATTATGTTTAATCATTCCTCTACGCACCCTGTAACGCTCTAAAATCTCACCGCCAGCATCACGAATCAATTTACCGCTTACATCTTCTTGAACTTTTGTCATGTGAAGGTTGAAGCCCCAATCGCCTGATAGACTTAAATTGCGGATTTGCACCATACCTGTTTGACTGTCGGCATTAACCGCCCACATATAACCTGAATAATGTTTATTAAGCACATCAGCCACATTCTTTGCTACGGCAAAATCCATCGTGTCTGTTGATTTGGCAATGATTAACTCATTCTGTGACATCTGGTTCGCACTCCGACTGTAAAATACGTTTCTTCTCTACTGCGCTCAACCACAAATACTGTTTAAGCGTGTATCTAGCCTTTATTGGCTCTGGTAAAGAATCGTACTCACTTGGCGTGCGTTGTAATTCGCTACTTGCTAGGCTCATAAGGCTTATCCTCACGGAACGTGCGACCTTTGAACTCGTAAACTGCCTGTGGTTTGTTTAAATCTGGCTCTGCCTCACGTACTTCATCAGAAAATAACTTGCTTCTGTACGTTGGCGTAGGTGTTTGGAATGATTCTGGTTGTTGTGCCATGATGATTACCCCTTTGTTTTGAGTAATATAGGCGTTTTGCTTGCGTTGTTAGTTAAGAACCATCAACGTACTCAATAGGCTCGAATGAACCACCATCAATAATCATTGGTGCGACTATTTCCATGTCATAGATACGGCTCACGCAATCAATGAAGTCATCTTTACTGCTGAATGGGAATGTTAAATACTCTTCTAACAGCCTTTTGTTGAGTGTGTAGGTATTGCCAGCTTCATCAACTCGCTTTACAGGCTGGTAAATACGATACAACTCGCCTTGCGCTCTCATTTTCAACTGTGCAGGGCTTTCTTCCTCTAGGATTGCAGGCAACATGAACTTACCTTGCGAGAAGTCAGGATAAAGCCTCTGCACTCGGTCTGTCTTGGATTGCCCACCCTCTTTAGTCCAATTAACCTCTTTAATATCCCACACATCTTTAGCAATAAGCATCTTTTCTTGGAAGTGTTCAATGTCCGATTGCATACCGTACTTCTCATAGCCGACCTCTACGCGCTGAACACCTGTCATGTTTAGCCATCTTTTGCGTAATCCACTCAATGCTGTCCAGCGCTCTGCAAGGTTCATCCTGTGACAATAACCATCTAACAGCCACTTGTTCATGCGACTATCTACGCCAATTACTGCCATTGCCGTACGGTCACTGCCTTTCTTCTTGCTTGATGCAGGGTCACATATCACATAAACATTAAGAATTGAGGGTCTAATGTCCATAAACCTCAAGTGTTCTTTGCGGAACATGGCTTGACTACCTGCCAATGGGTTCTGTAACTGCTGACAAGCAATGTCACTCTCAACTTGCGTCTTGAGTTTGTGTTGCCAAATGTCGTTTGATAGATAAACTGGCGTGCCTGTTATCGTTGCATCGTCTGTCGCAGGGTAAATGCGCGGCTTTAATATCTTTTTCTCTAAGATATGCTGATAAGTGTCTGCGAAACTGTAGCGAGTACCAATATGCCAGCGCCTCATTACCTCTTTTCCACTCGGCAAACGTGTCACCGCACCCAAGTTATCAGATAACGACCAAGCATCTGTGGTCTTTTTAATTTGCTCTGGTGTCGATACGCTCTCTGGTGTCACCACATCATCATAAATTCGTAAGCGAAAGTGTGCGCCTGTTGGCATACCATCGACTAAACCACTCGCGGCAAGTGTCGGCTCTTTCGGATTGCTCTTGCGTCTAACAACTAAGCCTGCTTCCTCACTCCACTTTGATGCGTCTTTGCGTGGATTCTCGTAAAGCACATCAGTATATAAGCGTTTAAGCTCGTAATTGTCCTCTAGCTCTTGCTTAATCTGTCGTAGGAATTTTAAAGCGTTGCCTTTGGTGTGACTGAATATGCAGATTGTCACATCTGGGTCTTTGATAATCTCTTGTATCGTGCCTGCATAAGTAATCACCGTTGATTTACCATGCTCACGCGCCCATAAGTCTAGGTTATCGTCTGGGTCTGCCTCGACCTCTCTGCATCGTTTATATATCCACTCATGCCACATATAATCCGCATTAAGTAAGATACACAAAAGATAATAGCGGTCATTGCGACCTAACCATCTGCGACCTTCATCACCATAATCATGCTCAACTGCTTCCCACCATTCCACTAAATCATAAAAATTAGCCGCATGAATGTCTGCGCGTAATTCTTCGTTTAATGGTGGTCTAGGGTCAATTTGGGTCAATTTTGATTAAATTCGGCTGATTTTAACGCGATTAGAGCGATTATTTTTGATTGACTAATACCGTAGCATTGCCAATTTGTCGCATTTCTGACGTTTTTTGCTTAACTTTTGATAATGCTGAAACGGTCATTGATACTTCCATCTGTTGAGGTGCGCCATCTTTTCCTGTGATTTCTTGCTTATCAGTAAACATTTTCTTGTATTTACCTAGCAATTCCAATGCACCTTTTGCACCAGATGATTCAAAAACTCTTTGAGTAACCTCTGTCGGTAATGATGCACCTTCACTATCACGCAATAGAACTGTTTGAGTTACTGGAACTCTGCCCATGCACATATCGCGCAACTCTTCTAAGTCTGCGAGTATCTTTTCTACCGTGATTTCAGCCTTTGATGTGAGTTTATCCATGCGTAATTTGATGGCATCAGCAATATTAGGTTTTCTTAAGTTTTCATGCCCGATTACTTCTGCTGTTTTCTTACTATATCCAGCCCTAATTGCGGCCTGTGTAGCGTTAAAGTCAATAACATACTCTTCAATGAATCTGCTTTGCTTTGCGGTGAGTTTAACTTCGGTCATGCTTATTCTTTCCAGCAATCAATAGCAACTGAATCTGCCGATGTAGCCAATGCACATTCGATACCTTGCTTTGGCGTTACTGTAACAACTGGTGTTGTTGTTGAGCTTAACAACTTCATTCCGTAGAGCATTGCGACCACTATCGCAATTGTTGATATAAAGATTGCCACGACTTTAAATGTGTTCACTGTGTTTCCCTTGATTGATGGCTAAAAGCGTCAATACCAATCCTATCCAATTCCCATGCGTTGTAATTCTTTTAATTTATTTTATATTATTTTGATTTAGGGTATTGCATTTATCAAAACATATCATTAGAATGAAGTCTAGTAGTTCATTTATGTTAATTAGAAAGGTAGGTTGGATATGAAACTTGTTTATAAAGATTCTGGTGCTGTGGTTAATGTTGGCGATGTATGCCTTATTGATGGCGAGGGTTATACGGTTGTTTTCTTTAGAGAACCACATAAACCATCATCAAGCGGAAAGGTGTCTGTTGCTGATGCGTCAGACTTCACACGCGAACTTTATGTAAGTGTTATTGGTGCAGAATGGATTGAAAGGGATGACAGATAATGTTTAACAATCTTAAAGTAGGTGACTTAGTTCTATGTAATGGCTATCAAGGCTCTGTTACGGCTCTATGCCAGTGGTCTGACAGCATGATTGAAGTGCGTTTAGGCTCTGGTCTTGTGTGTGTTGATTCTTTTGATGTTAAGAAAGTTTAAGGGGAATTATTATGGCTTACGCAATTATTTATACTACTTGTAATGAAGATACTGGCAGTTGTTCTAGTTGGCAGGATTCAACTACCTATGAAACTAAAGGCTTGGCTGAATATATAGCCAATCATGCCCACTATGAGTATTGGACTGAAGTAGTTGTAGCTGATAACTCTGTTTACATCAAAGAACAGGTTAAGGCTGAACGTATCGACCAACGTGATGACTTTTACTATGGCTCACCTACACATCAAATGTTTGGCGATGCTTGGTTGTATGCTGATTGTGAAGGGGCATGGTAATGAAACTATCTAACGGTTTACCTAGTAAGTGGGCTATCTGCGAATGTTGTGGTGGCTCTGGTCATGTTGAGAACCCTGCTTTCTCTAACGGATTTACCTATGACGAGTTTAACGAAACTTTTGATGATGAAGAATCGCGTGAAGATTACTTTGCTGGTGCTTACGATGTTGCGTGTGATGCCTGCGAAAGCTCTGGCAAGGTGCAAGTAATAGATGTTGCAAGCTGTACTTTTGCTCAAAAACGTGTAGCTGTTATGGCACGTAAAGAAGCAAGAGAAGAGGCTCAAGACGCACGTGAGAGTGCGGCTCTGTATCGCGCTGAAATGGGCTTTTTTTAATTAACTACTAATGGAGAATACAATGAAATACTTATCTAACTACGTTGAAGCTAAACAATCAGCGCTATTCGCTAAAACTGGCACTTACTTTGCCTTTAGCCAAAAACAATATGATGAAGGCAAGAAAGAAGGCATTAACTATGTATCGCTTGGCGCTGGTATTATCTGCCCTAAAGAAAATTTTACAGAACTAACAGAAGGCTTGGAAACTATCCAGCAAGCTGGCATGGCTCAAGACTTAGCCGAGAATGGCAAAGATGCCATCATTCTGCGCGAATTGCATAATCACGAATCTTTTTACTGTGGTGACATTGAAGATACTGTGTATGCGCTCGAAGATTACGGCATTACACGCACTGAAATTATCGCAGTGTATGACCGTGTTGCACCAACTATTGATTACTAAGGGGAACAAAATGCACATTATCAACGCATACAAAAAACTAACTCACAAGTATAACCCTGCTTGGTCTGAGCTTGATGATGATGAATACATGGGCTTTGACCTAAAGGTTGTTTATGGTAAGGCTCGTTACAGTGATGATGGCGAAAGTGTTAAAACAATCGCCTATGCCACTACATCAAAACCAGTGACAGAAACGCAAATGTATCAAATGCTTCACGCCTTTGACCGTTCATGCAGATGTGAGCATGATTGCTGTGGACACTTTAACGGTGGCGCACGCACTCCAAAACAGCTAAGTCGCAATGGTCGCAAGTGGGCTATTACTCTTAGCTACTATGCTAACGTATAATGGTCTAAATTTTTAAAGAACAGCTGTTAAATCAAAAACTTACAAAGGAAATTATACCATGAAAATGACAGTAAATGAAATGGAAAATGGCATTGCAAACAAGATTATTGATGATGCTTTAGCCTCTGGTTACACAGTGAGCGTGTACGATGGTGAAGAGTGGCCTGTTAAGCGTTCAAGTAACAAAGATGAAATCATCAGCGCTCTTAACTCTACTGGCATTGACCAGCTTAAATTCCGCGATTCATCTGGTGAGTATGTTGGCGTATGTGCGCTTATCTGGGGCGAGTGTGGATATGACTTGGTAAACGACTACACAGTTAGCGATGCTATGGAAAAGCTCATGAAGGGCGCGAGTGACTTAGCCGACACTTATCAAGACGCGCTTTAGTGCAATTTAAGCCCATTCTAGCGAGTGGGTTTAGGTGGCAATAATGCCAGTAACGAAAAAGGAAATTGAATGGATATTCGTGACCACTTCGCAGGGTTGGCAATGCAAGGGATATTAGTTAATGCTGGTCAAGATTATGTGCGAGAAGGTATCGCAATCATGGCTTATCAAATGGCAGACGCAATGATTGACGAGCGAAATCTTACATTAAACAAAGAAAGTCTTACCAATAAGTTGATAGATAATAAATGCGGATTAACAATACGCACAGTAAATGTACTGCTTGCCGAAGGGATTACTAATTATTATAGGTTAATTAACACTTCTGCAAAAAAGTTAATTAGAGCGCCTAATTTTGGAAGGAAATCTTTAAATGAAGTCATTACACATCTTGAAGCTATTGGATTTACTCTTAAAGATGCAGATAATCCTTACGAACCAATCTAAACATGGAATTTACAATGATAAATAAAGATGATGTTGCTAGTTTTTTAAGCTCGGCTACACTTGCAGGCAATGAAAAATCAATAAATGCTTTTAAAGCTGAAATGCAATCATTCGTTGATGCGGCTGATGAAGCAATTAAGTCTATACATAAATTAAACGATGTGTATGCAGGGCGACTTACCCCAAACTACAAAAGGGCTGTGTATTGGGAGTTTAAAGAAGCGTGCTATCTATTAGCTGGCGTTATCCCTGATGAAAACGATGAATTAAAGCCAACTACAAACAGGCATATTGTTACCGCTCAAGACTTGCATATTGACTACATGAACGCCCAAACAAAAGACATTAAAACGGTAACAAGAAACGATAAATACAAAGTTGGTGGCAAAGAAGTAAAGATAAGCATGACCTTTGTAAAAGCAAAAGACTTTGTTGCTTGGGCAAAGTTTACAGGCTACGAAATACCAGAAGCGATTGAAAGAGGGCTATTAAAGTGAGTGACGTTAAAGAAAATCGTGGTGGCTCTCGCGCTGGCTCTGGTCGCCCTAAAGTGGCTGAACCTGTAAAACATCGTACAGTGCGCCTAAGTGATGCGGATTGGATGAAGTTTAAATCGCTTGGTGGCGCTCACTGGTTGCGCTCTGTACTAAATGCTACTGGCCAGTAGTGCGCCTATCTTCCTTATGCTCAAGAATCTTGAATAGTTTTTCTATTTGAGATTCTATCTTTTCAACTGTGCGTGTGAATTGCTCTGCATTTTTTTCTGTGACAATCGTAAGTGAAGCTTTGGTTGCGTAAAATTCAGCTACGTGAGTTTTGTAGTTTGCAAAATCGAGCTTCACTTGCATTAACTCTTCTGCCTGCTTCGAGCTACCCTTTGTTTTCTCATTGATAAGCTTAAACTCACTGTCCATGCTGGCTTTAATTGAATCAAAGCGTTCATCTAGCCTTTTTTCGTATTGATATGCGGCTATCTTTAATAGTAGCCAGCCTCCACCAATCATCGACCCACCAAAAGCTAAAAGTTCACCAAGTTCAACCTGCATATCAAGTCCAATTATTTTATTTATCTTTTTTGTGAAATTCAATGAGCGCTAAAAGTTGCGTTCTACAATCTTTATACTGCTCAAAATTGGCAACTGCGTTCTTTAGTGTTTCTCTGTCCGTAAAAGTATCGGCTCTGGCGGTGTCTTGAGAAGTTCCTGTGGCGGCTGTGGGCAAACCAGTGAGCGCGTTATCCCACAACCTGCCAGCATCAGAACTAAGGCACAAAGTATTAGTCGTTGCATTATCAATTCCCCTGTTAATCTCACGGTAAACAATTTTTGTCTTGGCTTGCTCTTCTTGTACGCGCTTAACTAATGCACGCGCCAAAAGCTCATAATTCTCTTTATCCTCTAGCGCCTGCTCTGCCTGCTCTTTTAAGTCTGCATCGTAGCGCCAGCCGTTTACCTTCCAGCCTGCGCCAAATGAGGCAAACATAATGAGTAATGCCACTGCTAATTTAATCTGTGCTGGTGTCATTGGATTTTCTACCTGCAAATTTATCTGCTGAATGACCTGCTACTAGAGCAATCACGTTGAAATTTAGAATTGAAGCAAAGTCTGGGCTGGTAAGTTTGCCGAACCACAACAAAACTGCTGAACCTACTGATAGTCCAACGGCAAATAAAAAGCGCCTACCGCCTAGCGTGTTGAAGTTCATAGCAATGCACTCTCAACTGGCATCATCCCACCCTTAAACCATGTAGCTACATCAAAATTAGGGCAATCTTTTATAAACTCATTGCGCGTAATCTGTCCATCACCGTTTAAATCTGGCGAGCAGTCACGATGACCTTTGATATTTACTTTAATATCTTTAAGCGTATTGGCGGTTGATTCTGCCGTGAGAATAGTACGACCTGATATTGCTGATGTTAAGTTGATAACGCATTGACGTAATGATAGCCACTGCGCTTGTGTGAATTTGTCAGTTCCAACCATGCAAATGCCGACTGATTTAGAGTTATTCCCCTGCACATGAGCGCCACTCTCATCCAATCCGCGACCAGTTTCAACTGTGCCATCAATGTTAATTACAAAATGATAGCCAATGTGCTTTAGCATCGGGTTAAAGTTTCGTACTGGCTGGCTGTCGCGCTTAAATCCACGCGCCTTGTGCATCAAGTCTAAGTCGTATGCTTTAAAGTTCTTACCATTAGGCGTTGCCGCGCAATGGATTATGATGTGGGTTATTGTACGTTTCATAACCGAATTTAACTATACCGCGCTTGCGTTGTAGTAACTTATCAGCAATATAAATAGCGGTTGCCATCATACTGCACCCAAAAACAAAATGCGGTTGCAGTGTAGCCACGAAAACAATAAATGCCATGTGAATGTATTTCATTTTCTATCATCCATGTTAATTACGCGAATATTCGCCTGACAATATGGCGCTTGCGCCCTTCCTACCCCCAAAATTGAGTTAAGTAGAGCTATGTTGTCGCTAAAGTCTTTGGGTCGATGCTCTTCAAGGCTTGAATAAATATCTTGATGGCGGTTTATTCCGCACTTCAAGCTAGATAGCTTTCTACCAATCGTGAATACTTTATTTTCTTGCTTCAATTGCGCGACCAGTGGCGCTATATTCTGCTCACTGATATGCGGAAACATTAGGTACAGCTCGTTTATCGTCATTGGCGTTCTTAGTGCAACGCGCATCATTTTCTTTTGTGACAACTGCTCTTCGCTAAAAAACGCCACACAGTTCCCTACCTTTGATTCAACCTCGCCTATCAATTTGGTAGCGCCTCTTTAAATGCCAATCCAGCGCAAACGAACATCAATATATAGTCGTTGAAGTAACAAGCTAGTAGGTAGCCTGCTAAAAAAAACCCTGTCGTAATAACTTCTTTCATTTTAAATACTCCGCTATCATTTGCTTGGCATCTTCAAACCCAAAACAAGCTACAGATAAATAACCCATCATCTGCGCCCTCCCTAAAAACTTTACTTGGGCATCTGATAGCACGCCTTTCGTAGCCTTCATTTCTATAAAAAGCCCATGCCAGCCATCTTTAGGAATCATTAAGAATAGGTCGGCAACCCCATTCATAAACCCTTCTGCCTTCATCTTTTTAATTTTTATAGCACGCACTCGCGCGTCACCAGCTAAGTGAGCGCCATTAGGAATAGCAAATAAATGTCCATCGTATTTTTTATACTGTAATTTGAACCATTGCATGAGCAATACCTGTTCTTGGTGTTCGCTTAATTTCATACCATACCCATGCTAGAACCAATACCTCTGCTCTCAAACTTACGAGTTGAGGCAACGTGACGCTCTTTAATGTTGCGTATGTGCGATGGCGCTTCTTCTTTCTTAATAATTTCCAAAGGAATAATGCGCCTTACTGTTTTAGTGCCATTTGCGACCATTGTCGCTTTGATTTTTAATGTAATTGGCACAATACTGTTAATGCAGTATTCTTTTTTTAAGGCACTGTAGAAAGTTGTTGGTTGCCCATTCCACGCTGACATACCTTTTGTTGTACTTAAATAACCCTCGTACTTTAGAAAAGCGCAATGATTCCTGATTGTGGGTAACGTGACATTGTTATCAATTGATATATCAGTAGCAGTGCAAGGTTTTTCATTGCATAACTCAAGAATTTTAACGAAGCTTTCATACCTTTTTTTATCTCTTGGCGCTAACTTAATCACTTTGTTTTCCATTACCACTCCACTCCTACAGGTTCTTCTTGATATAACATTGCTCTAACTTTCTGCAATAACTCTTCTTCCGTTCCAAACTTTTCTTCAAATGCCTTTTGTCCAGCGTGTATTGCTGTGCCGTAACCGCCATTTCTGTGGTGGTCTGGGCAAAGTGGTATGGCATCAAAATGACTGCTCTTCATCGCTATGCCAGCGCCTTTTCTTAGGTGGTGAATCTCTGCTGGTCTGCGACAAATAATGCAACCCAAAGATGCAACATTATCTAAATGCTGTTTTTCTGCTTTGGTCATGCCGCAATACCGCCTTTGTAGTAATTTCCACTACGAATATGGTTGTCACGTTTTTTTAAAAAACTTAACACCTCTGCGCCAGTAACATTTTTTAATTGCTCTTCGTGCAACGCAATAACAAATTTAATTGCACTTAATCCCTCACCATCTAATCCGAGTTTTTTAGTGCGTATATATCTCTCGCGGCATCTAATGAGAGCATCACGCGCAAGGTTTACCCCATGCTTAACGCTATCAGGCGCATCAAATAGGTTTGCATTAAACATCATGCTTAAATCAACTGTTGAAGCTAACGTGTCAAAGTGTGATTTTTCAGCATTGCCACTTGTAAATGCTTTAAGCGATGTATGTATGCCAATTGCTAAACGGTCTTGTCGCTCTGCGTCTATTGGTTTTGATAGATTGATTGCATCAAATAAAGCGTTTGCGCTTGCTTGATTTTTGTTCGGGTTATATTTCTTGTTACGTTTTTTCATTGTTCGCTTTCTGGGTAAATGAGCGCCACTCCGCGCTCTAAAAAATGCGACTGCATTGTGTCTAAATAATTATTAAACTGTGGTTTGGTCATAATTGATGTAACAGGTAAATACTTCATTGCCTGTAACTTCTGCTCATAACTTAACCCTTTAAGTGAACCATCATAAAAAGCCTTAAACCCTTCATCTTCCGCGCGTAGAATCGGTATGCCAAAATGCAACTTGCAAAAGCAGTTCCACCCCAAAACGTCATCATCTTTAATCTCACGCGCAACTTGCTCATACCAAACATGACTAATTGCGTTCTGGTCTAAACTTCTTGCTTTGCCAGTTTTCGCGCTAACTTTCAAGTATTTGTGTTTACCAAAAAGCTCTCGCATATCGCCAACAAGAGATTGCAGTGCGCTTTCGCTGTTAATAACCCAAGTAGCCATTCAATTTCCAATCTTATGCGTGTATAACTTACCGCTATATCTGTAAGAGCCATCTGCCTGCCTGTTCTCTGGCGTTATCATTGTGTTACTTGCTCTCAAACTTTGGGCAATCAATAGCAATCCAAAAATCTTTGTAGTTGATTTTGTAGCCTGCTGGTAAAAACCTTTTGCAGTTTTCTCTGTGCTGGCAAATGTGTGTTGCTTGTGGGCTTTCGCCCTTACAAAATTCATAAGTGTTGAATGGTGCTGGCTTGTTACTCATGCCGCTTCCTTGAATAAATTTGATTTATAAATGCCAACGCTCTTGCCGTGACTGAATCTGCTTGTTGATTTTTGCTCACCAACTTTCGTCATGTAGCCTTTTGCAATCAAAGCTCTGCAAGATGCACCCCATACTTTGTCGCTGTGAGGCATAGGCAGGTTATTTTTAACGAAATGATGCAACATATCACCACCTAACAAATAATCGCCTGCGCGTAGCAAGGTGACAGCCTCACGCTCATATAAATCACTCCAATGCACCGTTTCTGCGTCTAAAGTTTGATTCATACCCTCTGTTGCTAAAAATAAACCTGCTTGTTGTCCGTTCATTTAATTACCCCTCCGTAGTTGTTGCTAACATCTTGCTCAAACCTAAAGCCTTCCATCGTGAATTTAACGTAGCTTTCATCAATGAATGGCGCTGAAAATTCACCATCAACTTGCAATGAGAAGCAATCTAAATCCTCTCTGCCTTTATAAAGTTCATCAATTCTTACTAAGGTTTCGTTGACTGGAATTACTCTATTCCAGTATGAAATCCAGTTGAAACTGTGGTTCATTTAGATACTTCCTGATGTTTCTGTTTAGCTTCATCTGCTGTTTTAAAGAACCCAATCGTGTTGCTTTTATGGTGCAATCCGTAAGGCAGAATTGAGCCGACTGAATGAGATTTGGTGATGGTGTATTCTCCGTTTTGCATGAAGTAATTGTTTTTCTTAACCCACATTCATTGCCAACTTTGCCGCCACTAAACTTTCAGATGGGAACTTCTCTGGATTAGCCACGATACGTTTAGCCCAAGCGTGATAGTCTGTTTTATTAACCGTGTGAGCCGCTACAAACTGCACTACGTTATCCGCATAAGCTTTGTTTGCCACTCGGTCTATTGGCGCAGGTAGCGCCTTGTAATCCTCAACCTGCTTGCGTATGTAGCAGTTCGCCTTAAAGTCATCACAGCTAGGCGCATATTCGTAATTTGCCTCTAGTGCCGCTTTAATTCGCTCTGGTGAAGTTCCTGATAACTCTTCACTCCAAACAACTTTTGCGTTCTCAATGCCAATGTCCTGACCTTGCGCGTTCAAAGTTCCGATACGGTACTTGTCAAAAAAAGTGTTACCAAAACGACCATGCAGGCGCATGAATATTCTGTTAATCCACTCAAGTGGTAATGGCTGTTTGTTCATGCTCGACCTCGATTACTTTTAAATTATTGCCTTGCAGATGTTGTGTGTTCTCTGGGGTGAAGATTGACGATGCGGCAATCTGGCGACCTAATTCACGCTCATTTCTGAATAAGCCGTTAGTTTGTTTTTTAATTGGGTATAGGTCTTTCCAGCTAGACCGTATGGATTGCAAAACAACTTCGTCAGCATCAAACCCTTCTGCAACAAGTTTTTTCAATTGCGTTATCAGGGCTTTCATTGCTTGAATTGTGTTTTTAGCTTTAAGCCCTTTTCTCACTTCAATAAACGCTTTCCAGTTTTCAATATCAACAAAATCAGGAATTGGTAGATTTTCTGTCAAGGCTTTAGCCGATGATGGTTTTTGGTCTGATGTATTTAATAATGGTTTATGGTTATTGGTTAATGGTTTATGGTTAGGTGGCGCTTCGTTTACGTCTTGTTCACGATTCGTACCTTCTTTTGCACGCTTCGTGTTATTTTCTTTACGCTTCGTTTCTCTCTCTATTGCAATGCGTTTATTTGTTTCAGCTTTGCCGTGATATTCAGCAATCTCTTCTTGTATGCGTTTTTGCACATAAACACCGTTTTCCAATGTGAAAAACTTGCGTAAAACAAACGTAACAGCTTCAACCTCTTCTGTTGTACTCGCCCAAGTCCATTCGATTGCTTCTTCTAACGTGGGGAATTGTTCACGGTCATAGCACGAATCTATCAATAGCGTGTACGAACCGTGCTGTAACATTGACAAGCGACCTGCTTTCTTTGCATAGTCGCCAAGATTGCGCTTGTAGTAGTGCATTAAAGTTCTGCCTTTACCAATAAAGCTAACGTCTTAATAAGGCTGTGCATATCGTGTGTAGGTTGTGGTGTATCTACTTCATCACTTGAAGCGGATAATTGATTCTGTGCTAATAACCTACGGTCATTGTTTAAAAGTAAACGCAGATAAGCAGAAGCCGATATTCCGCGAGATAAAGCTTCATCACGCGCAAATAAATACTCGTCTGCTGTCAGTAAAACTTGCACTCGTTCATCGTGTGTATTATTACGTGAGAAAGTTTGTGCCATTTTTAATTAGCCTGATTACTGCAATGAGTAACGTGAAGAGCGTCAACCATTCTTCCACCTCGCTCAATGCCCATATCTTTTTGCTTACCAGTAAAAAGGTCGGATATAACCGCTTGAGATACCCCGATAGTTTCACCGAGTTTTTTTTGAGTAAAGCCGCTTGCAAGCAAGTCGCGGATTTTTTCATTTATGTTTTTCATAAGCGTAAGCATAGGGGTAACTATGTATGTTGTCAATAGGCAAAACTATCTATTTGATAGGTATAGTTCGCACATGAGTACATTTGGCGAAAGATTGCGCGAGGCGAGAAAAGACAAAGGGCTTTCACAAGGCAACTTGGCTAAAATCGTTGGCGTAAAGCAACCAACAATTGCAGAGCTTGAGGCAGAAGGTAAGGGTAGCAGTAAAGCTTCTTTAATCGCCAAAGCGCTAAATGTTAGTCCACTGTGGCTATCAGAAGGCAGGGGTGATAAGCATGATAACAACATCATTGCCGACATTGAATCGTCAGCCGCGCAAGCAATGGGCGAAATTGCATCACCATCAAACATCATTAAAATCCCATTGCTAAACATTACCGCAAGCGTGGGTTACGGTAGCGAAAATACCGAAGAAGTACCAATTGCATATATAACTATAAATGCTGATTGGGCGAAGGTTGCGCTAAGACCGTTAAGCGATACATCTAACTTAGCTTTCATTCACGCAGTTGGTGATTCGATGTTTCCGACATTTACCGATGGCGACATTTTACTTGTGGACACTTGGAACAAATCAGTCACGGCAGATAAAATTTATGTGATTGAAGCTCACGATAGATTGTTTATAAAAAGAGTGCGCCAACGTCTTGATGGTGCATTTGAAGTGAGTAGCGATAATCCAGCCGTGAAAACTGTTGATGTACTTAATGGCGATAGCGAAGTTAGAGTAAAAGGTCATGTCATCTGGGTATGGAACGGTAAGAAAATATAAATAATTCTGACTTTTAACACTCGTTGAACCCAATAAACCAGCCACTCGCTGGTTTTTTTTCGTCTATATTAAAAAATAACAGGATTTCCTATTGCATTTATAAATAGGATAGCCTATTATGAACACATCGCAGTAAATAATGAATTAAAGAAAAGTGCATAGCACCTCCGTTACTGGCAAATAAGACTAACTGTGCAAAAGCATAAGACCAGTTAAGTTAGTCGATGATTTTTTAAGGGTAAAAAATGGAAGATTTAGAATTAACCACAGTATCAATCAATAACAAGTTGCTTGATGTTTACTACTCAATTTTTGATGTAACTGAAATAAAGATTGAAGCGGTTAAAGATGCGTCTGGCAATACTAATATTTTTGAGTTCTTAAATGATTTAACTAAGCGGGCGCTGTATGTGGAAGTTAAAAGTTTGCACATGGAGGTTGTATGAATAAGGAAGATATTTATTTTGCTGTAATCGTGGCTTTTTTCGCTGTGACGCTTTTAATCATTTGCTCATTCTTGCCAGCTTAAACCGAGTATCAAACAATGGAGTACGAAATGATTATGCAAGATTTTAAGAATATTAAAACCAATAACAAGCCATCAAATTTAGAGCGCGTTATTGGAAGTTTATTTGTTATTGGTGCTGTTGTATGTGTTTTTGGTTTGTACTTTTTGGTGAGGTCTTAAATGGTTTATGCAATTTGGATTTCGTTAGGAATTGTATTTGGGATTGGCTTATTGGCTATTTTTGGCGATGTAATGATTGAGCCGATTGATGAAATTAACGATGAAGATTTTAGTGTTTAAGGATAAATAAAATGAGCGAAATTATTGAGCAGGTAAGCAGTAGCGCGTCATCGCTGGCGCTAATCACAAGCGATGGCAACATGAATCGTGTGATGAAGATGGCTGAAATGATGGCTAGTAGTCGCGTAACAGTGCCAAAGCACTTGCAAGGCAGTGTTGGGGATTGTGCGGCAATCGTCATTCAAGCAACTAATTGGGGTATGAATCCTTTTGCAGTAGCGCAAAAAACGCACTTGGTTAATGGCGTATTGGGTTATGAGGCGCAGTTAGTTAATGCGGCTATTAAAGCTAGTAACGCCATTAAAAGCGCTTTCAGCTATGAGTATAAAGATGAAGGTGGCTCTGGCGCTAATGCGTTTATATCGTGTCGTGTTGGCGCTGTATTGAATGGTCAGCAAGATATTACATGGGGCGAGTGGTTGGCAAGCGCCAGCGTCACCACTAAGAATAGTCCACTGTGGAAAACCAATGTGAAACAGCAGATGGGCTACTTACAGGTTAAGAACTGGTCGCGTTTATATTGTCCAGAGGCAATATTAGGCGTAATGACTAAGGAAGAGCTTGAGGATATGCCACAAGAAGAGAAGGATATTACGCCAGTAGCAGAGCCTCAACCTACAGTTACGCCAACGCTTGATGACGCGACATTTAAAACAATCGCTGATAAATACCGTGAATCAGTAGCGCAGGGTAAAAAAACGATTGAAGGATTTATCTCATGGGTAGAAGGTAAAGGCGCTTTGATGACAGATGCACAAAAAGCAGAAGTAGCATCATGGGTAGCTAAACAGCCAGAGGTTATTGAAGGTGAAGCGGTAGAAGTAAAAGATGACTTTTTAAACTCTTATGAAGCAGAAGAAAGCGAGAGTAAATAATGAACCGCACACAAGAAAAGTTACAACAAGGCTCTCAAGAGTGGCACGCATTTAGACTAACGCACTTTGGCGCAAGTGAGGCTGGTGCAATGATGGGATTGTCACCATACAAGACACGCGACCAACTTTTGACTGAAAAGAAAACTGGTTTAACTCCAGAGGTTGACGCTTTCACACAAAAGATTTTCGATAAAGGTCATGCGGTAGAGGCTTTAGCAAGACCAATTGTTGAAAAGATGATTGGTGAAGAGCTATCAGCCGTAACCTACTCTTTCGGCAAGCTGTCTGCTTCATGTGATGGTATCTCTTACATGGGCGATGTTGCATGGGAAAACAAACAATTTAACGCAGAGCTATTTGAGCAAGTTAAAAATGGCGAGTTGCCCGCAATCCATATTTGGCAATGTCAGCAAGTATTGTACGTTACTGGTGCTGGAAAGCTGTTTTTCACTATATCAGATGGCACAGAAGAGCGCACAGCAGGCGTTTGGGTTGTGCCAGATAGAGAAGTAATTAGTAAGATTATTAACGGCTGGAATCAGTTTGAAATTGATTTGGAAAACCATGTTCCACCAGTGCAGGTTGAAAAAGTAGAGGCTGAAACAATCCAATCTCTACCAGTTCCTAGTGTTGTTGTACGTGGTGAAATCACAACAAGCAATCTTAATGAAATCACGCCATTGTTTGACAAGTATTTAGGTGGCATCAAAACAGAATTAAGCACAGACCAAGACTTTGCAGACGCAGAGGCCAATGCTAAAAATTGCCGTGAAACTGCAAAACGTATTCAATCGCTACGCACTAACATTATCGCGCAAATGGTTGATGTTAATGCGGTTGATGGTGTGCTGGCAAATTACGAAGAGGCATTTAACAAGGTTGGCCTACGCTTAGAGAAAGCAGTTAAAGAGCAGAAAGAAATGCTTAAAACTTCTGCAATCACAAAAGCACAAGCCCAATTTCTTGGGTTTGTAAATGCTCTTAGCAAGGAATTACTAATACAGTTGTTTGACAGGATAGCAACGCCTGATTTTGCAGGCGCAATCAAAGGTGTTAAGACCATTGAAAGTATGCAATCACGTATCAACGATGCTTTAGCTAACGGTAAAGCAGAGGCCACAGCGCTTGCTAACGATGTTAAAACAAAGCTTGCCTACATTAACGAATCAATCAAAGGCTATGAGCATTTATTCGCAGTACATGACTTGGTATTTAATGATATTGAGTTTATTAAGCTAAAAATTCAATCGGAAAAAGATGATGAAGATAAGCGCAAAGCAGAGCATGAATTAGCAATTAAGGCTAAAGCGGAAGCGGAAATACGCTTAAAGATAGAGAGCGAGGCCGTTGCTTCGCCAAAAGAAGTTGTTGCAATGCCTTCACCTACAGCTTTGCGTGAGGCAGTAGTTTCACATCAAGACGAAATAGCAACATTCTTGAAATCTCGCAATTTAAGTGACGCGAAATATAACGAATACCGCGCTGTTTTAGTTGAGTTTGTAAAGCATCAATCTTTAAGAGAGAAGTTAGCCGCTTAAATTTTAACTCAAAGCCAAGCTACGAGTGGCGCTAATAACAGTAGCAGTATCAGGATTGCACTCCTTTCGATAAATAATGTGCGGTTTGATGATGCCGAATGACTGACGTAAACAGTCACTACAAAAATGGCGATTGATAGCAGATTATTAGCACTCTAAAGACGAAAACCTAAAGATTAAGTCGCTATTTTTGTGGTGCAAGCAGTACCGTTTAACAGAGAGGTTAATCATGGCAAAGACAAGTAAAAGAAGCATTAAAAAATCTCGCAGACAGAAAGACCAAGACAAGTGGAAGTTTCTATGAACAAGCAATTCACAGTATTAGATGGGAGCGGCAAGTCAAAAGAAGTTAGCGGCTATCAGCAAGCCAGCCAGTTAGCCGCAAAGTACGCGCAGAGTGGCGATGTTGCAGTAATAGTTATTAGGGTTACGAAAGATGCGTTAGATGCTACTTAAAGTTTACTTCTATATAGCCTGTTATTGGCAAGCGTTTTCCGTTGGTGCGCTGAGTATGTTTGTATTGATGAAATGGAAAGAAAATGAACGAGCTTAAAACAAATGAAGTTGATATTTCTAACTTTGATTTAGACGAACTTTGCACAGCAACAAAAATAGACAAAATGTTTTCTATTGATATGAAATCAGTTCAAGGCTTTATTGCAAAGTACAAAGTTACCGTTGATAAAAGAGAAGATATAAAAACTGGCAAAGGAAATTAAATGAAAACTTACTCATTAGTAGAAGCGGCAAAGATACTGCAAACAAGCGAAACAACACTTGGAACATTGCTTAATACAGCAGTGATTCCAGCCGCCAAGATTGGTCAGCTTTGGGTTATCTGTGAAGATAACCTAGACGCTTATTTAAAGGCAGAAGTTGAGCGCCAGACGCTTGAGCGTATCGAATTTATTAAACGTGGTGAAAAGCCTAGAGTGGCAACTGGTAGCAGAAGAACTGTTAAGCCAGACTTGGATAAGATTGCGGCATGATTACCATAATTTTGATGATAAATCTGAACCGCGAAGGTTTGAATATCTCAAAGCCATTTTTAAACTTTTCCAGCCAAGTATTTTAGCTATTTGTAAGTCTGTTAATGTTGTGCGTTCATAAAACCTGCTTGTTGCCTCATGGCGCAAGCAATGAAATGTGAAACCTTCACATTTAGCATGGTCAAATATGCGTGAGAATGTCTGCGATAGCCTTGAGCTTATATCATTGCGATTACCTTTAAATGAAAATAAGCGCTCGGTATTGATTGATTTTGCATAAACCTTGAGCTTGTCTAATATGGTGGAAGTCATAGGAACTTGCCTTTTATCACCATTTTTAGTTTTATCTAAAAAGATAGTGCGAGATTCAAAGTCTATCTGTGATTTTTCAAGTGTGTAGATTTCAGACAATCGCATACCTGTTTCAAGTGCAATATCAAACAGCGCTAATATCTCGTAAGGATTATCAAACTCAAATCCACGCTCTTTATTATCAACCTTGCCGCCTAAAATAATTCGCCTTACCTCTTTCTCTTCTGATTCAGTTAGTCGCCTATCACGCTCAACCTCTTCTTTATGACCACTGGCATAGCGCTTTGGTAGCTCTCTTAATGGATTACTTACCAATAAAGCGTCACCTCTACGCTTCACCCAATCCAAACAACGCGCCAGAGCGCCTACATGGTGACGTATAGTTGATGGCGACAGGTTGTTATGCTTCATATCAACAACATAATTGTCTGCAAACTCGTAATTCAATGATGCAATTTTCTTAACGCCAACACGCCTTCTAGCAATGCCTAATAGCTTATGGTCACTATCAGGAACATCAACGCCTAGCAGGTATTGGTCTATTGCGTCAGCAATTGTAAGAATTGCACCCTTTTTAGCCAAATATTCGGTAGGAACTTTTCCAACCTTGAGTAAAGATTCAAGCTTTGCAGTGTACTCGTCACCTTCTGCTTCATCGTCAAAGGTCAAGTAAACCCTACCGTTAGGTAGTGATTTGCTTGATACTGTGTAGTAATACTTACCGTTACGAACTCTTTTGTTTGCCATAACTCGCCTAAACAGCCAACACGACTAATCAATGTGCGTCAGTGACGCAATTTTAGTGCGTAAAAGTGGGATTTTATAGCGTTTTGTAGTGTTTGTGCAACTTATTTGGCTTGATTATTTAGCTGGAAAGTTGCGTAAGTCGTTGATTTTTTTGGAGGCGCGAACCAGAGTCGAACTGGTCTAAACGGCTTTGCAGGGCGTTTATGTAGTTGTGTTTATGCGGAGATTAAAGGCGTGACGCAGTTGTAAATTTAAACATTATAGCCACCCAATATGCTACTCTATTTTATGATTTCTAAAATACTTGTATTTATTGGATGGCTATTTTTGTCATTTGCCGCAATCTACTATTTCATTAAACTGCTTTCCCTTCTTTGATTGAGGTTACATTGTCATTCAAGCGTTTCATTATTTGAGTGATTCTTTCGTCAATAACTTTTACAGCCTCACGATTGTCACCACCAGCTTCTTTAATTGCACGTTGCTGTTTGCGTAAGTTTTGAACTTGGCGCAAGGCTAAGTCTGAAACTCTGGCTAATCTTGCCTCTGGGTGAGATTCCATGAATTTAGCAATATCACCACCTTCTTTAGCGATACCTTTCATTTCATTTTGATACTCATTCATAATGCGTACATTCGTGTAAAAAGCGTCACCTTGTGAAGCTTGCCCTGTTACATCACCATAAAAGCGACCTACCAGTGGAACTTTATAAGTCGGCAACTCTTCACCAGTAAACAAACTATCTGCTGTTGTGCCTGCCTTGATAATCTCACGACCTACGCCACCAGTGAACTGTCCAGCTAAATACTCTAACTGGTCTGCTGTAGGGCTAATAGCACCTTGCTTGTAGTCATTACCGCCTGTCATGTAGTTTATCGCTTGTGCAATAGCCACGCTTAAATCCCATGCCTTGTCGCGTGAGCGAGTGAAGCCTGCTGTCGGGTTAAGTGAGTTAAAGTCCTCGCGTGCAATTGGTCTGCCAGTGAAGTCTTTATTTTCAGCAAGTGCCGCCAGTGGGTCAATAACAGTTGGCGTGATTGTTTGAATTGATAATCCAGCGTTACCTATTGGGTTTGTTACGTTCAGTATCATATCCATGATATGCACTAATCGTTTTTGAGTATCTTCACCGCCAGATAAAGCCCATTCAGTCACAATTCGACCAAGTGAAGGAATCGCATTGAAACCTAATGGCATTGGCACTGTAATGTAACTATCGCCTAGTGGAATAACTAAGCTACGGTCACGCACAAACTCTGGTGGCTCGTCATCACCATATCCAGCCGCAGAAAGTAACAGCGCTTGCATTGCACCTAACAGCAAGCCACCTTGCACGATACGCTTGCCCATTGCGCTTAGTTTAACCTTGCCGTTAGCATCTTTCTCTAACATCGTTTCACCGATACGCGCAGTGCCTTGAACAGAAGCGTTAAAGAAGGCATATAGTGAACCAATCTGTCTGCCCATTTCACCCTTACGGTTGAAGTTTACAGAGATATTTTTAGCCATTGATGCCGCTTGTTGCTTGCTGTGTCCATTATCTAGTGCAACCTTATACACTGATAAGCGAACTGCGTTTTCAAGCGCTGTGTTGTAGTCAGAAAGCCAATCAAAAATAGGCTTGATTGCTTTGTCGTACATCCACTGCTCTGGTTTTGCTAACAGTCCATTTGCACTGATTAACTTACCAATCTTGCTGTTTTGCCACCACAATGGGTCTAGTGCATTTTGTAGTGATTCGCCACGCTCTTTCGCATTTGCGTACATATCACGGAATCCAGTTTGACCACCTTCGTTTTGGTAATCTTCAAACAGTTGTGACCACTGGCTATTACCAGCTACGCCATTTTTACGCTCACTGCGTAAGTCTTTATAAATTCCAAGTAATGCGCTAGGTGTATTTTTCAATACATCAGACTTCTTGTTGGCAATTGGCGTTGTGCTTAGGTTTAATAGTGCGCCTTGAACGTCACGCACGATATTGACTACACCAAAGATAGGGTTATATTGAGTGTTGATAGAAGCAAAGTAGCGTGTAAAGCTAGAAGCCGCGCCTAATAACTCGCCAATTTGGTCTTGGTCTAAGTTCTTAACACTTGCCGCCATACGCATGGAGCGTTCATCGTACTTATTAAATACAACCGCACGTTCTACGATGTCACCTTTTTCAGTTTTAAATCTGGCAACAACAACATTGTCAAGGTTTTTGTAGTTTGGGTCTGTTACTTCTTGCACGCTGTCTGGTTTTTTTACGGTATTAATGGTGTAGCCATTCTTCCCTTCAAACTGAATTAGCTTATTGGCTTCTGCGAGATTGGTAAACTCTTGAACCTTAGAACCGTGATACAAGACTTCATAAACAGTAGCGCCTTTTACCACCGTTTTAATTTTAGGTGGGCTATCAACTTTCCAAAACTCTTTATTAGGGTTTAGTTTAGCCAATCCAATAAGCGCTTTAGACACGCGATTTTTCTCACCACGAATCACATTCTTTTCAAACTGTTGCGCCATGTTAGCGATAATATCAACCACTGCACGATTTGAACCTGTTGCGCGTTTGCTTGCATTACCTTTAACACTAAATCCTTGACCAGTGCCGTTGCCAAAACCATTGTCCATATCTTCACGCATCAATGGAACGTAGTTTTTGTATGCGCCCTGCCATGCTTCAATAGTCTTTTCTGATTCTAGGCCATAATCAATAAGCGTTTGGCGTGATTTGCGATTGATAGCATCAATACGTTTAGCCAGCTCTGTGTAATTAGCTTTCTGCTCTGCTGTGAGGTTTGATAAGTAGTCGCGTGCATCTTGCGTGTCCATACCAGAGCCGCCATCAGGCATATCAGGATTAACTTTAGCAATTTGGATATTACGCTCTTCTGCATGACGCGCCCATAGATATTCTTCAAAGTCAGCCATTGCTACGCCACGCGCACGCATATCTTCAATGAGTGGGTCTAAGTCGTGTTTAATAAAGTCTTGAGTACGTTTAGCCGTTCTGCCGTGATAAAGCTCTTCTTGCAGGTAAGCATTGAATTGGTCTGCAATATCCGCGCCAGCTTTCTTGATTGAATCAGTAACACGCTTCAAGTCAATGTGCTTATCTTGTAATGCGTAAATCACACTATCAAGTTTGCTTGGCTCTGGATTGTTCCATGATGAATTGCTACGGCTAAAACGAATATCATTGTTATTAGCATCAAAGTTACCGTTGTTACCTGTAGCTGATTTGATTTGTGTAGGTGAGAAAACAGCGTAAGATATTTCTGGCGTTTTACTCGCTGATGATGCGTAGTTCTTCTCTAATAACTTAACACCATCATATCCTTGCGACTTTAAATAAGACACAAATCTTTCATCATCTAAAAATTGCCATAGATTTATTCTACTTGTATCAGCTATTTCTTCTTTTGAATAACCTGCTTTCTTTAAGTCACTTACTACAGATTTACTCTTTAGAGTTAAGTCATAAGGATTATTTATGCTCAAATACGTTGCATAAACGTAATCATTCATTGATGACTTTCCACTATCATCTGCTTTGGCTCTTCCAAACTCTCTAGCTAGTTGCTTGTTTGGAGTAAAGAAAAAAGCTTGTGATGTAACTTCTTTTTCCGCACCTAAAAAACCTAATGACCTTTTACCAACTTTTGGCTCAAATGTATTAAATTTATCCTTCGTTTCATACCTAGCTTCATCCCTATTGTATGTATATTTGAAGGCAGTACCATGATAAACAACCAAAGGCTTACCATCGGCATCAACTACTTTGCTGTCACCGAACCAAGATTTGAATTGAGGTGTTTCTGTTTGCGCTTGATTAGCGCGTGAGTAGAATATCTCGTTAAGTTGAGTATTTTCTAAAGATTGATATGCGAGCTTGCCAACGAGTTCCAGTAGGCGTTGCCGCTTCTCTCCGCTTTTTTCGCGTAAGAAGGTATGTGCGATAACTGCTCTTTTAAGCGTTGTGCTACCTGCGTGAGTGGCTCTTGCTTCCCGTGATTCTGCAAGAACTCTAAACTCTTTGTCGGTGTAAGGTTTTCCACTTGATAGCTCGATAAACTGTTGTTTATCAAAATCATAGACTAAATCATCCAGTTTAGCAACGCCTAAAGCATTTGGTGACTTGTAGGTAACTTCATATCCGTTACGTTTTTCTGTCACGTAAATACCATTGCGAATAGCTTTATAAGAAGCTTTTAACAATTCAGCGATGTTATTCTCTGTGTCACCTTTAATCCAGTTAATACCAAGCTCGCGCTCTTGGTCTTGATGTGGTGCAATATGGTCTGTTGTGCCAAATTTAAGCGCCATCGAAACCATGTTTTCAAGCCTACGAAGTTTTCCAGTTGATGTGATTCCATCCCTATCTCCTGCAAATACCTTACCGTTATTGTAAGCCCAATTCGCAACAGCAGAGTAAACGCCAGAGCCTCCGTAGCCTTCATCCCATGCGGCAACATTTATCTCTACATTTCCGTCAGGATAAACGCTGATTGTCCCTTCTTGATTAAGAAGAGCTTTTCCTTTTGTATCTCTTGGGTAAATAGCATACTGCTCTTCAACACCATCTTTTGCGATTGCAACATCAACTCTAACAAGTTGAGGAACTACGTCATCGAATACTTTTTGCATATCGGTAGCTGATGATTTCGTGTACTTGAACATATCATCATTGAGTGTAAGCTCTTTGAATAACTGCGCGTCATTTACAGAATAGTCGCGTGATAATTTAACACCGCCACCACCGCCACCACCGCCACCATTAACAACGAACCTACGAGCAGGCAATAAGTAATTAACGATAATGTCATTATCAGAAAACTCAAGATTTACACCGATTGAGCGTAAGAAGTTACGAATAGCCGCAATAGCGCGTTTAACAAAGCCTGCGCTTGGTGCTGTTTGAGCCATTTCAGCCAATACTTCTTCTGCAACAATACGTCTATCGCTAACTTTATTTAAGTCTAAGCCATACTGTTTAGCCTTTTTAGCCATATCGTTTTTACGCAACATTGCTACTTGGTCTAATATCGCGCCTAACTCTTTACCATACAATCCACGCAATCCGTAGTGACCTAATGTTTCATGGAACACAACGCGAATAACGTCTTTTGGCGAGTTCATTTCGCTGGCTAATATGTAAACCTTACCATCATCGTAAAAGCCTTCTGGATGACCTTTAGCGCCTTGCGATAACTGTCTTTGATTCTCGTCACGCACAGCTTTACGAATTGCAGGGTCGTTCATATCGTCAACAACAATAATCTCTGGTGCATTTTTCCATCCAGAGCGTAATTTGTTTACAGCAATTTGTACTGAAACTTTAGGCAAGCCTTTGTTTTCAGATTTTGAACGGCTAAATGTTGGGGTGTCTGTACTTTTTTCTACGCTTGCAGAGCCAGATTTTTCACCAGAATAATAACGCTTTGCAATATCTCTCGCATAATCAACTGCGCTTTCAGTAGCAGAAAGATTTGTAAATCTATACACCAAGTCTATTAACGCTTTAACTTTTAATGGGTCTGAAATGCCATTGCTTTGTGCGTAAGATTCATTTCTTCTCTTTGACAAGTCGCCTATTAAAGCAACAAGCGCTTTAGATTTGAATAATTTAGGATGAATTTTCGTATCAACAGAAAATTTAACCTCGCCAGAATATCTATCAATATAGATTAAAATTGCTTTTTTTGAATCTGTCATTACATTGCCATATCTAAGCTCTTCACCAAGCTCTTCTGATACAGCGCTGTTTATTTTTAACATACCATCAATTTGCGTAACTCTGTCTTTGTAAAATTCGTAATCGGTAGATTCGTATTTTTTATTATTAAAATACTTCATTAAGCTTAACAAGTATTCAGAAGCGGCATCTTTGCTTCTGAATGAAAATCCAGACTTAACGCCAGCATCAAGTTTGTACTTCTCTGGCATTAAAATTCCGCTTTCAATCATTGGATTTTCTGGCGTATGACCGTCAAGCGTAAATTTGATAATGTCGCCTTCTGGGTGGTGCGTTCTAAACCTTACCAAGTTTCCAGTGATGATGTAGCGATTTTCCTTGCCACCATTTACGCTACGCAATCTAAACATATCTTCTAGGTAGAAGTATGTGTTTGCCTGATTTGGAACTGATATTCCAGAGCCACTTTCTATTTTTGAAAGAGGTATTGAGATTCTACCGTTAGGCACATTGCGCTGAATGTGAACAATAATGTTTGAAGGTGAAAATGGATTCCCTGCTTTTGAGGTTGATTTGCCAATAGAATATCCAACAACAACACCTTCCGATTCAATGTCATTCACGATAACAGAATTATAGCCACCACCAATAGGCGCTCTATATTTAAGGGCGTTAATTGTTTGCTCACGCCTTGTAGCAAACCCATCCATAATTGTTTTAATTGAAGCAAGCCTGTCATCAATAGCCTTTTTCTCTGATTCAGTGGCCTTCTCGTCTAGGCGCTCTTCATTTAATGTGCTTTGTCTTAAAACCAACTGGTTATATGCCTCGTCATAACGCATTTTTAACGATTCAACTAAATCATCAACTACTTCACTAGAAGTTCTACCGCCTAACGCGCTGTCGATAGCAGTTTGCACTTTTTCTGGCGTAGGAATGTCACCAATTACATTGATTGCATACTTAGTTGCAAATACGCTTTCTGTAAATGGGTTTGATTCATCCATGCCCTCTTCAATCATAGTTGTTTCTAGTGCGCTTGCTTGGTAGTCGTACTCTTTCATTTCAAGAGTATTAGTGCCAGTAGCATTACGCATTTCAATTTCTTGATTAAAGCGCTCTTCGACTGTATTGAAGAAGTCGTTTTGTTCGCTCACAGATAACAATGAAGCTCTGCCAGATGCAGTTAATGCAATGTCTGTACCCTCTGGCTCACTGCTTATATCAACTGACAAGAAGCCTGCAACATCATCATTTTCTGATAAGTATTCAGCAACAATCTTATCGCCATATATATTAAGGAAATCAACCGCATCAATTTCTGTAGAGCCTTTTCCTGATGACGTGTTAGAAAATAAAGACTTCATTTTCTTTTTAAGAACAGCAAGTATTCTGCGCTCTGCTGGTATTCCTGTCGCCAATACTGTAAATGTAGGCCATTCAACCTGACCAGTTCTATGAATACGACCTATAGTTTGCTTAAACACAGCAATATCAGGGTTTGGTTGTAAGAAAATCATGTGGCGTGGGCGTTGGTCTTTAAACTTCTCTGACGCATGAAGTGAAATGCCAGTAGCGCCAGATGAATTTAATATAACAGTATCAATAGAGCCGTTTGCGTAACCCCTGATAATATCAACATTGTCAGGGTCTTTTCTCTTAACAAGTGTTGGAACTTCTGTGCTGTAATCAACAGCTTTATCTCGCCCTGTAATCTCAGATATATTTAATGGTCTTACATTAGCGCCTTTAGGTGGTGTTTTTGTTGCGTATTGCGTTCCATCATCATTTGTCACTATTGAGTATTGGCTCATTTTGAAGCGAATCATATCAATAGGGGATGCTGGCAATGATGATTTGAAACTTTCAATCAACTCTTCGCCACGCTGAAATTCTCTAGCTATCTCGTATGGCAACATATTCATTGGAACAATAACGCGAACTGTGTCTGATTTGTTGCCAGTAGGTGACTTAAATGCCAATCGTCTAGCGCTTGTTAAACCGCGAGTTAATATGGTTTGCCAGCCAAAGTTTTTTAATTCATCGCCTACGTTGATTCCAGCAATAGAGGTGTAATCATCTAGCGCTGAACCCATTGTGTTCTGTAAGGCAAATACAGCCTTCTCACCTCTGTTGATGGCTTCAATTGCATAATTAACTGCCGAATCAACTTTTGTTGAAAGCAATAATTGAGAAACATAGTTATGCACAACAGAAGTAAACAAACCATGCGACATTGCCGTGTCTAACTTACCGTTCTTATCGTATGATTCATACCCTTTTGGCATAAGGGTTGCGAGAGTTTTTCTTCCATCTTCTGATTCAGCCCATGCCGCGAACTCTCTATCAGCCCTTACAATAGAACGAAGTACATTGGTTACTTCATCAACTAATCTTTCGTCACGCTCTGCATTTTTTTCATCAGTAATAAACCCAAACTTAACCCCCTCATAAGAGCGCTCACGTCTAATCATTGAGCCAGATTTAACCAACATTTCAGAAGCAATCTGTTGTAATACATCACCACCGCCAGAGAACGCAGAAATTAACTCTTCGATAGAATCTGCCGCTTTCGCCAAATGAGTTCTCATGTAAACAGGCATATTTGTCGGGCGTTTAGCAAAAGTTGCTGATAGATAGGTAACTGCTGGTGGAGTAAAGTCATCAGGTGGCGCTACATCAACCCCATCAATATCAACGCCAAATAAGTTATTTCCTGTGATTAAGTTACGTATAAACTCGCCTGTCTGAGATTCGCCAGCCGCATTATGAGCTTCATCCATGATGATTACAGCTTTTTCAGAGCGAACTAAAGTTGCAACAGCATCTCTTCTCATTGCAGAAAGTTTCGGGTTGTTAAATTGACTATATGTTGTGAATAGCGCTTGCGCCCCATCTGGCAACTCACCTGTTTTAATGATGTGAGCATAAAGCGCTTTTGCTGATTGTGGCGTTGATTTTAGAACAACGCGACCTTTTGAATCTTTAATCTCTTCTTTGCTGTTTGTAATGGCAATCTTAATATCGCCCTTACCAATATCCTGCAAATCTTCATACATTGCAGTGTAAAGGTCAGGTTTTATTGTCATAAATACTGGGATTTTCCCACTCTTCACCGCCCACGCCATCAATCCAGCCGCAGTTCTTCCCTTGCCAACGCCAGTGTCATCACCAATAATGAAACCATTGCCGTTTTTATTTGCTGATATTGCTAGAGCCAATGCGTCAATCTGATACCCACCAAGCGCTTTATACATGGCTTCTTTTGAATCATAGCCAAGCTCTTCCATGACAAATTCATCCAAGTCGCCATTCTCTGCCTCAACCAAATCAAGTGCAGAATAAAGAGCATCAGCCTGTTTTCGTGGAACATAAATACCACCGCTATCGCCATTGCTTCTGCCGCGATAAACAACTTGAGATTCGTTATCAACTGGGTCTGGAATGATTGGTTTTTTGCTAGAAGGTGTGTTTTCTTGCTCTTGCTTAATGTCGCTTACAAAGCGCATTGCGTAAGCTTTGATTCCTGCACCGTATCTTGCAAGAACAGCATTTGCAAAAGCCTTGATTTGCTCTTTTATGTCGCTGTACTTCTTACGCATTACTTCCATTATGCGTTTAAAGAAAGGTTTATATTCTTCGTAATTACTTAATTCTTCTTCATTACTGCTACGTGAAAACATTGTTTTATTTTCAGAAGCATCAGAGCTTTCTTGTTGAGTTGATTTACCATCAACAACCTCGTCAAGCTCTGCAAAAATTGCATCAAGCTCTTTGTCGCCAGTTGATTTCTTATTTACAACAGGATTATTGCCAAATACCTTACCTTTTGATTCTTTTTTCTCTTGGATTAGCTCTGGTAAAGTTCTTTTACCTTTTGATTTAGATTTTTTCTGTGCAACACTATCGAAAACCTCACCAAAGATGTTCTCGATATCATTGTCGCTTAATTCAGAAAGTCCTCCAGCGTCAGTTGGGCTTGCGCCTGTACCGCTTGTTTTGCCACTTCCAGAGTTGCCGATTCCACCCTGTCTGGGTCGCCCTGTCTTATCATTTCCCCTACGTCTGTTCTGTCCATCAGCATCATCGCTAGGTGTTCCGCGCTCTGTGGTTTTTCCATTCGTATCGCTTCCGCTTCCTCTAGGGTCATTCTCGCTATTGCTGTCGCTTCCTTCAGCCCCTCCATTTCTATCAGAGTTTCCAGCTTGTTCTTGATTGCCATTCGGTAATTGTCCGCTTCCAGAATTTGTACTGCTAAAGCCTCTGGATGCCTTGCTGGAATCCACCAAGATTCGTTCTGAATTTTTGTGAGCCTCAACATATCTACTCCATAATTGTTCATAATTAAAAACGCGCTCTACTTCATTGTTCATATCATACGCTGATTCTGTTTGATTTCTACCAGCGATAACAAGAACTCTAAGAGGCCATGCCGCGCCTTGTCGAGCATACATACTTCCATCTACCTCAAAGTGGTCTGCCACGTTGTAGTTAGCGTACAACCAATTCAAGAACACTTTGTCATTTGAGTTTACAGCACCAACTTTCTTATTAGCGCCAAGTATGATTACAGCGCGACCTTTATCTGCGAGTGTGCGTAGTGATTTAGCGGCAATAAGATGGTCAATCTTACCCATCATGTAGTTTCTGCCATCCCATGAAGGAACGCCAACAGGTGATGCCAAGCTTCCGAATGGTGGGTTTGTTAATATAACATCTGCGGCTTGGTCGTTGATGGTATCAATTTGCTTAACAGCATCACCATCAATAACTTTACCAAACTCCATGAGCTTCATATTTAATGCTCTATGTTTTTCAAGTTCAATCGTGGTGATGTTTTTTGGATTTGCGTTAATTAAAAGTAATCCATTCCCACCTGACGGGTCTATTACTTTTGAGTTGGCATTAACTCTTCCTAACTGTCCAGCAATAAATGATATTGGCAATGGTGTAGAGTAAGCCTGATTTGATGCACTTGTTGATGTTCTAACATCTAAGTTTGGCTGTTTGTTATACAGAGATAATAATTCATCAAAGATGGCCTTTTCATCAGAGCCAGCAAGACGCATATCAACAATCTTTTGTCCTGCAAATTTAGCAAGTGCCGCCTCAAAATCCTCTTGCCCTTGTTTAAGTTTTAGTAAATCAACGTCTGCTGGTTTGATTCTGTAAGCTTTAGCCACATAATCTTTAATAGCCCTATTATCTTCTGGAAACCAACCTTGTTTAAGATGAAAAAACATTGATTCAGCCATTGAGCCGTTTTTAAGCTCTGGAAACTTAACAATGTTCATTTCCTCCATGATTTTGTCTAAGTTCTGCACAAAATCAATGATTACCTTGTTTGCATCTGCAACTTGCTTTGTTTGTGGGTCTAGTATGCGCTCAGTGCCTTTTATTTTATCAGCGTCAGCCTGTGCTATTTCTTTAGTGCTAAACCAATTGATAGTTCCTGCAAGTGAATCTCTGCTGTAAAGAAACTTCGTGCCAACATTGTGCTGGTCTATAACACCAAACCCTAAACCTTCAACCTCGACAATTCTTGGCTCTACTTTGTATGTTTTGAATTTAAGTGTCTTACCATCAATTAGCGCAAAGAAGTTCTCATAAACGCTGGCAATATAAGCACGCTCTTCACCTGTTGGGTATGGAGTGCCTGCGTAACCATTCTTTTTAGTCATGTAACCATCAGCGCGTGATTTACCGACCAAGTAAGGGCTACCGCCTTTTGTTTTATCGAAAAGGAATGATTCAAAACCACGCGCAAGCATTTCAACTTTAGTACCCCAATAAGCTTTGCTTTTACCTCTATCTAAGTTATCGGCTTCTTTTTTGAATTGCGTCTGCTCTTTTACATACTCATGTACTGGCGTTGCATAACTTCCTTGCTGGTTTATTTTTGCAAATACAGCATCCTTTGGCGGTGTGCTTCTATTTTTTTCATTATTAGCATCACGCAATACACCTCTCAAGTAAGCATCAAGTCTGTCGCTATGTATTCTGCTTGAAAGTGTATTTGAAAGTAAGTTAATTACCCCCCTGTATTTTGTCGCGTTAATGCTATCTTCTGCACCAGTTTCTATGTTGTGGTCTAAGCCATGAAACCACTCATGCCCAACCGTACCATTGCCATTTGTTTTTGTAAGATTGATTACATTTGATGTTGGCTCAAAGTGCGCGGCCGCACGAGTGTTTTTACTTCCGCGAGAGCCAATCGCCAATCCAAGTTTTCCAGCAACAGAAACGATGTTTGCATCAATTCCAGTGATAGAAGATAAGTCGTAAAGTGAATCATAAGCTAAGTTTAAATTCTGCTGACGTTCAATCTGATTTACCCACTCACCGAACTCAAGGCCAGAGAATCCAAAAGCACTTGTAAACGCATCTGTATCAATATCTTTTCCACCACGATGGTCTTTCATTCCAACGCGAGTGATGTTATCTAGGCGAGGTGGAACGTCAGGGTCTTTTTTAACCAATCTGTTAGTCTGGTCGGTTGAATTTTCATCTTTACCAAATGTGTTTGCATAGCTATTAACAAGATTGCTTATGCCAGTTGCAGGCCTCCAGCTTGAAGTGTCAAAAATAGATGCGGCTGGCTTACCCTCTTCTGTTAGAGTTAAATTGCCACCCTCTTCTTTAAGGTATCGTTGAACAAAGGCGCTTCTAGCCGATTCAACAGTTGAAGCAGAATGGAATGTTGCCTGCAAATCATTCAAGAACTTCACATAATTGCCAGCAATAACATTGGCTTTTTCTGACATTTCAACATCAGCAAGAGAACTTGTTACTATTGACTTGTCTGTGGCCTTGTAACTGTACGAATAGTACGCTTTTAACTGACTTGCAATATATTCAAGAGGCATCCTTATATGCTCAAAAATTGCTTCTTTAAACATCATTGTGCCAAAAGTCTGCTCTTCATTAGAGAATTGGTCTAAGTAGTTCTTTTTATGTAAAGCATCAAGCCACTTTTCAGCTTCTTTTAATAGTTTCTTTTCATCACTTCCAACATCAGGCTTTTGTGGCGCTTGTCCTTTAATCTTTCCACCAAGCTCATTACCTGCATCATCAACGCCAGAAGCCTTGCTTATCATTGCAGATACAACAACAACCTCTGATTCGGCAGTTTCTTGAAGCTTATCTGTAACTCGGAATTTAAGGCGTTTTAGATTTTTAAGCACACCATCAGTAACGTCAGAATTGTTAAGCGGTAGTGATATTCTGATTAAGTAGTCATCAGGGAATACAGTTGGCATAGCAGATGGTTGTAATGATTCAACCTCTAGCACGCCTTTGTATAATTCAGATGTAAGCCAAGCAATATCACCAGATTCAACGGCTGATAACACAGTAGTTTCCTGCTCTACTGGCTCGGCTTTCTTTTCCTTAACTGGTTTTTCAGCAGGTTTTTCAACTGGCTTTTCTTCGCTATCAACAACCTCAACCTTTGGCTTTTCAACTTTAGGATTAACTTCTTTTGGCGCTTTCTCTTTCTTAGGCTCTTTTGGATTATCAGAGATTGTGCCACCTGTTGCGCCACCTGTTGTGCCAACATCATTAGGCTCTTCTTTTACATTTCCTGCTTCTGTAGGTTTTTGTTTAGAAGTAATGATGCTGTTTATTTTCTCAACAAGCTTATCTTTATCAAGCCACTCTTCTACAAACTCACCTTCATTTGCTACGCCTGCGTCAATCAAACGCTTCGCATAAGTACGAGCTTTAATTAAATGATTTTCCCATCCATCAGGTGCAACAACATTAACATTTTCAGTTTCATTAGCATCAACCTGTACGTCTTTTGGTGTTTCATCGACACTTATTTCAGTTGTGTCGCCAGCATCGACATTCTCAACGCTAGGCTGATAGTCTTTGTTGTAGGTAATGATTTGTTTATTAAACTGACCAGAAGCCTTAACTGCCGCCTTAATTTCATCAAGCGTAGCTGTTTTCTTTACGGTAACAGGGTCGCCTTCATAATCAAGCAACTCGTCACCGTTATGCAATACATTAAAGTTATCACCATTAGGCTTTAAGCTAATTACTTGGTTTGCGCCCTTGCTACCAATATGCGCGATTTGAATGTTTGCGTTTTCTGGCGTAGTAGCTTCTTCAACAACTGGATTATCTTGAGTAGTCAGGGATTCCTTGACAGGTGCAAATTCTTGAGCAGGCGATACAGTAGATTTCAACACTCCATCTACTTTTGCAGGAATAGTAGTATCACCAATCTGGTCAATTAAAAATGTTCTATGGTGTCCATCCTGCAAGTGAAAAGTTCCATCTGGTAAGGTATTCACTTCAATTGGATTTGATTTATTAAATTCACGAAGTTTATTTTGAGCTTCTTTATCAGCTTTAAATAAATCAACCATTTCACGCATGGTAGCGCCATCTTTAATATCCATTCCTGCGCCATGCTTTAGCACGCCAGCAACCTGTTCCTGCGTAACCCCCTGTGTTCCAATAGCGCCATTCTTACGTTTAACATTTGATATATTAAAGCCAGTAGTGCTATCAGGTAAGGTAGTCGTTCCAGCATCAACTGTTGCAGGTTTAAGCCCACGCAACGTCATTTCAGCCTCAATACGACCTTTAATTGTAGTGTCATCAGTAAGCTTTAACAGGCGACCTAATAAGTCATCAGACGCGCTTTCAAAAGGTCTAGCCTCTACTGCATCACCCCCTGTGGTGTCATTTCCAGTAGCCACATTCGTTCCGATGCTGGATGGAGGTGTGGCGGTAGCGTCACCCATTCCTGTTCCATTTGGCTGTATAGGTAAATCTGCCACGCTTCCTTGAGCGTTATTACCTGTAGATTCACTGGTGTTTGTAGCCATTGTGGTAGAGGCATCATTGTTACGGTTAGCATTGCTTACACCTTCATTAAATCTACTATCAAAGGAATTATTTACGCCAAGAGTTGTTCTAAAATCATTGAGTGCAGTTTTAGTATCAGCCGCACGACCTTGACTATCAACTGTTATTGTTGGCGCTGGTAACGCTAAAGTAGGTTGTTGTTTTGGAGTTGTACCTGTACGCGCTTGAAATGCCGCTAACTCTTCTGCCGTAAATCGCTTTTCCGCTTCGGCTCTTGTCATCGTACTACCATCAGGGAATACAACTAAATCATTGTTTTCAAATGTTGGTGCAGGTAGCGCTAATACTTGGTCTGACGCGCCACCTAATACCGCAGTTTGAGCCGCACCTGTAATAGCACCGCCACTTCCAGTTTGAGCAAGTGTAGTAGCTAATTGTTTGCGAGAGTTTATTACATACTCTGCCGCGCCAAGACCACCGCCTAGAGGTGCGGCCGCTAAACCTTCAAGAGTAGCGTTACCAGCTACACCTTGCCATGTATCTACATCAAAACCATCACGCGCTTGAGCTACGTTTGTAGCAACTCGCTCTTGACCGCCTTGAATTGCCTCTGGGATTGCCTCTTTACTTGCATCTGATAGCGTTTTCTTGAGTAGGTCTTTTGCTATGAACTGACCAGCTTCCTGACCAATTTCTTTAGCGCCTAGTCGTGCCGCAATACTTTCAACCCCTGTACCGCCAGCTAAAGCACCAAGTCCAGCACCTAAAGCAATCTGGTCTGCATTTTTACCTGTGTAAGATTGTGCTTCTGTCGCTAAAGCGTCAGCCTCTTGTTCTGTTTTTCCAGCGTCAATGTGAGCCTTTTTAACAGCATCGTAAACTTCACCCTTGATAGCACCAGCACCCATAGCAGTGCCTACGCCAGTTGAAATAGCTGATTTAGTTGCCGCGCCAGCACCTAACTTCTGTGCCGCAAGCGCTGGAACGATTGTACCTGCGCCTTGAGCTATCGTATCTAGTGGTGATTGTGAAAAGTTTTTAAGTGCCGCGCCTACTTCTGCAAACCCACCTTTTTGCTCTGCGTTAGCCATACGTGCAGAGTTAATAATGTCTTGGTCTTTTGCGCCTTGAGAGCGAAGGCTATCTAAACCTTCAATGCCTGATTGAATTACGTTTGATACTGGATTGTTTGCAGTAACAGCATCACTTAGCATCTTACCGCCAAGTAGCGTGCCTTTAAGTAGATTTACCCCTAAGTCACCTACACCTCTTGCTATACCTGTTGTTGGATTTAAGTTAGGGGTAGAATTAAAAGCATCAACTTCTGCTTGGGATAATTTTATTTTTGCCATTTGCACAATTCCAAAGGTTTAGACGTTTCATAATTCTGCCCCTTTGGTGTGCGTTGTAAGCTATACGTTCTCTATTAAGTCGCCATTATCATTATGCCAACCTGTTCCATCTGCGCTAGTTCTGTACTCGTAATTTTTACCAGCAACATTTTTTATATCGCCCATTTTAGGTTTAGTTTGAGTAGTTGTTTCGCCTGCCTCGCCACCACCTACATCATAAACAGGCTTACCAGTTGATTTATCAAATACTACAGTACGTTTAGGTAATGGCAATCCTGTCACGGGGCTTATTCCACCGCCTACCTCTAGCATTTGATAGTTGTCTTTAGGCTCTTTCCCTAGCATTGTTAGGATTGTTTCCTGCAACACCTTACGCTTATCGCCTTTAGGGTCTGTTGTATCATCAAGCGTGCCTAGTTTTGTCATAGCGTCATTCAAGCGCTTAGATTGGTCTAGCTTGATTTTACCTTCTTGAATGTCTTGTCCAGTTTTCTCGCGCGACAAGTCTGAATTTTTGAGCGTGTTACTAAGCTCTACCATGCTCTTATCAAAATCAAGGCTTCCTTTTTTGCGGTCAAATTCTGAATTTTTAAGCTTGTCATCAAGCTCAATTTTTTTATTCTTACTTTCCTCTTCACCTTGTTTTCGATTGAACGCTGAATTTTTAAGTGAGTTATCTAGCTCAACTACGCCAGCTTGTTTTTGTGCATTTTCAAGCAATGATTTTGCGCTGTCTTTTGCAATCTTATTGTCCACTGCATATTTATTAACCTGTCCAGCTACATTCTGCAATTGCATTACTGCCGCAAATGGATTGTTTGAGTAATCCTGTAACTGAACTTGGTTTTCCTGTTGTAATGGATTTACGATGCTATCTTGCGCCTCTTGCGCTTGAGCTATGGTGTTGCGTATTTTAGCCAATGGGTCAGCCTCGCTTACATTAACGACCTCTGCCTGCGGTTGCTGTGGTGGTGTCGCTGTAGGCTCTTGCTGTAAGAGTGTATTTTTAATGCCTGCCAATGGGTCTGCTTGCGCTACGCTACCTTGCGCTGGAACACTTAACCCTACATTGCCTTGCGCTGGTTGCTTACTCAAGCTTTCAAGCATCTTAATGGCATCTTCTTCTGATATTTCACCTCTAGCCGCGCGAGATTTAATACTAAGCTCTTCTGGTGAGCCTGTTAATCCACCATAATCAATCTCTTTTTCAACTGGTGTGCGGTCATCAGGTTTGCCAGTTAAGTCTTTTCCTGCATCGTTTTGTGGCAATTTTGGCGAGGCTTTATTCGCGGCTTCAACAACCTTTTGCGCTTGACCATTAAGCATCTTCCTCATGGTCATTAAGCTTGTATCTCCACCACCTTGCAACCATGAAGCCAACTGTGTAACAGGTCTAAAGTCGGTTAAGCTGTTACCTAAAGCAACGCCTCCTTTAGTGATTGCGCTTTTCTTGCCAGCAGAAAACCTATCGGCTAAAAACCCAGCCGAAACATTACCCAAAGCTTCAAGCCCCCCGCCTATTTTCGTTGCCATGTCTGCATTTGATGCAAACGTCATCCCCAAATCATCCCCAGCCGCTATCGCTGTCGGAACTGTATTTAGGTTATCAATCAATCCAGAGCCAAAGCTTTTTACTACTTTTGCTGGCTTGGAACTCCCTACGGTATTTAATTTTGCCAAAACTTTTGACGCATAAGGCTTTGCAGATGCCACTACATTACCTACAGATTTGCCCGTTGATTTTATATCGTCTGTCAAGTTGCTTAACGTACTCTTAAACATATCTGTAACTGCCATGATAATCCCTTAATTTGCTAATGTTTGAATTGCGCTTACCGCGTTGTTTGCCGATGTAATCACCGATTTGTAGGTATCAAGCGCTGTGCTAGATGCGCTTACGCCTAAAGCGGCTACCTTCATATTTGAATCAACGATAGAATTAACTTCACTAAGTTGAGTTTTTGCTATTTGCAAGAAAGCGTCAGTTTGTTTTGCCCACTTATCAAGCGCAAATTCGGCATCTTTAATCGCCTGACCTTTTTCAGTTTCCCATACTTTCACATCAAATCCAGCTTTTTCAATACGCATCCTTAGTGCGTTTAATGTGCGCTCTGAAAAGCTTGAGTGGTAATTTGCCATAAACTGCTCGGCATTAACACCGTTTGTAATTGTAAACTGACGCGCCTGCACGTACATATCTGCACGCTTGATACTTACATCACGGTTGAGTGTTGAAATCGCGCCACGCGCTTGCTGTTGTACTTTCTGTAAGCCTGCTAACATTGCGCCAGAAGGCATTGAGAACCCTCTTGCCGCAATAGAGCGCTGAAAGTCTTGGATTGAATTGTCTGCGTTTTGAGATTCACGGTCTTTTGCACGTTCCCATAAAGCCTGTTCATCGCGTGGGTCTAATCCATAACCGCCATTTACAAGGTCGAATAGGATTATTTTCTTTGCTTCATCTAGGATTGGCGTTTGATACAGCTCTTCTTCCCAGAATATTGCAGGAATGGATGGTGTTGGTAGCGATACATTTTCAAGAGCGATAGTGTCGTTACTGGTTATTCTTGATAAGTTAATATCGCCTTGTGACCAATTACCATACCAGTTAGTAGCTGACTTCAATTCATCAATAAATACCTTAGATTCTTGAACGGCTTTTGCAACCTGTTCGCTTGCCGCCTTAATTGAATCATCAATAGTTGCCATGCCAATACCCCTCAATTTTTATGAAAGATTACTAGATTGGCGTGCGTTGTATTAAAGTTGCGGTTTGCACCAATCGTACAAGCCTTTGAGCGTTATTTTTCCAGCATCAATATCCTTTTCGTACTGCCCGATAATGCTAACAGTTGAATCTTCTGGTTTGCTAGAGTTCTGCTTCTTGCGAGTTTCTAAAACGTCATCAAAAGATGTGCTGTTAGCAATAACAACAACATTTGAACCGCCTAGCAATGTAGTTCCAACGTAAGGATGCTCTGTGTAAGGCGTTATCTCATTGCCTTCATCGTCTAGTGTTGGGGTGTTGAATAATGATGCAAATTCAAATCCACCATCACCATCATAATTAAATTTATACCCTGTATAAATGCGGATAGCTATAAGTCGTGCAACATCATACGATTGTGGAAACATTCCACACTCAATGATATTACCTTCGTCATCTTCCATCACATACTCAATCGGGTATAGCGTTATTGATTCGTCTTTAGATAATCCCTTGCCTATCCAAAACTTGGTTGATGTTGCTGATTTTTCGCTGGATTCAATAACGCCATCTTTATCAGTATCAATGTCATACCGCAACGTGTCTTTAGGTATATTTCCATCATTGTCAGAAAGTGGCGTTAAATCAATGTCAGTAAATGTAATGTCTGTTAAATCTGGTGGAGGCACTAACGCTATCTTTGATGTTGAGTAAGCTTGAGCCTGAGAATCTGTAACACCAGAAGCTAAAGTGTCATAAGTGCCATTGATAGAAACTACTGTATAAGGCTCACCGTTGCAATCACTAGGATTGATAGGTAAGTATTCTGGATAAGTTAGATTGTAAGTGCCATTAAGATAGCTGGTAATCGCTATAGGTTTTAACGCGACAAAGTTATCAAATGTGTATTTAAACTGACTAAATCCAGTGGTATTGATAGTTTCAACTGCACATTCACCAGATAGCAACTCAACTTCTGAACCATCTTCTTTTAGTGCAAATAGTGTTCTAGTGTAAGTAACAACTGCGCCAACACCAGAGCCTACCGTACTTGATGTTTGCGTTACCCTATATCCATCCCACCTGTAACCAATACCAACACATAAGGAATATGGTGCGCCATTCATCACAGCAATTGCCATATTTTTAGGCATCACTTTAGCGTCTAAGTCAGCATAAATTAAATCTGTTTTAGTGTTTCGCCATGCTCTATGACGTATAACGTGGTTTTCGTAGCCTGCGTAAGCGGCAGGAGTTGGTATAGTTAATGTTGATTGAGAAATGCCATCAGGAATAACAGCCTCGCCAGTGTATCTGTATGTTCCGCTTGTTGTGGTTAAAATACCAGACTCATTTACAAGAGATACATTATCTAAAATTGCTTTTTCAAAATAAAGAATGGTGATGTCAGGCGCTTGAAGGTTTGTTTTATTTAAGTCGAAAGCTAATGGAGAAAATCCAAACTCAAGTAACACTGCATAAAAATAAAAATCATTCCAATGTAATAGTTTAATAGCGTCAAATCTTTTTGTAAGTGTGATTTTTCCACTTGGAACGTAATAAGAAAAAACTCCACCAACATACAAATTTCTTCCAGAAATAAATATATCCCTTGAGTAATTTCCGCTTGCATCCAATACAGTTTCCCCCAGCGTAATAACTGCATAGTCTGAAGTTACTGTGTTTGATATAACAGGAGGAAGTCTTGGAGTTGCATCATCAGGATAGTAAACATCTGCATATCCATAAATTTGTAACCCATTGTGTATAACATCACCATCATTGAGTTGAGCTATTCTTCTTCCATCAAATTCAGCTAAATAAGCCGACTTTTCAGAAAGGTACTGCGAATATGCTAATAACCTAGCATCTTCTTGAGAATCCCAATTTTCCTTGCACGCAAGCCATATTTCATACGCAGGGTTTAACTTTCCTTGTACCTGACCAGTTTGTGCTGTTGTATCGTTGTATTTAACCTCTCCGTCACCTCCGTTATAAATGGATTCTTCCTTGCTATATAACGTACCGCTTTTTAGATTGTAATATGGAGGTGCTATTTCTGGTGGTAAATATAAAGTTCTTGAATCGGAACTATTATCATCATAAGATGTTGCACCTGAATAATTAGATAGCACATGAATGAATGGGTCTTGGTATCTGTCTGATGTGTGGATGCTTCCGTTTACTGATTCAACGTATGCCGTACCACCTGAAGCAGAGCCGCCACTATCAAAAACAAGTGTAACGGAGTAATCAATCCTACGTTTTTTTATTTGATTACCATCAATATCATCACCAACAACTAGATATTGATGAACAATAGTGGTAGAAATTGTAACTCCATCGAACATTGGAGGACTTTTTATAGGATATGACTTCTTTCCTCCTGTATCGTTTGATGTGCCTATTGCGCCACAAGATGTTGTCGCTGGATATGTGAACGGAGGATAGCTATAAGCTTTTCCTTTGTAATGAAATGCAGTTCTTGGGTCTTGTGGGATTCGGCAATTAACGCCAAAATAACCGCTAGGCTGTCCAACTTCAAGTAAATCAGCCCTACCATCATCCCTTATTTTACCTACGAAGTTTTCACCTACGGCAATTGCGCCTTTTAAGCCTAGCATCATGCGTCTTTTGGCTTGGTAATAAAGCAGGTCTGATTCGTTTTTTAACTTACTTCCGACAAGGTATTTAGAATCATCGTAGAGCTTACGAATCTTTCCAAACATTTAAGCCACCTTGCGAGATAAAACTTCTGCTTCTAAGCTGACACTATCCAACTCAAAGCTGTTTCCTGTGATTTCTGGTTGCCAGTAGCGTGACTTAGTGCCTTTACCTAGCTTGATTCTGCGTGTGCCAATACCATTGCCTTGATGTGTTGCATCGTGGTTATCAGCTTCATTGTCGCTATCTGTCAGCATACGCAATCCAACTGTGCCTTTTGAGCCGACATAAGCATATTGCACGCGCTTCTGATACTCTGAACCCATATCATCCATACCAAAGCGAACACGCGCATCAATTACATTGCCATTATCAGTATCACCATCCATGAGATAGATGCCATCTTTAGCAATGGACAAGTAAACGCCACCTATTTTAGCCATAGCAAGCGAATCAAAGTTTGTGTACTGCGTCACTTTTGAATTTTCAATGTTCATTGCGTAAGTGGTAAATACATCATTAAGCGCACCAGCAATTACGCCAACCATTTCAGCGCTAGGCTGAACGATTGAAGAATTTACGAAAGCGTTACTAATAATCACGCCTGATGTTTCAGCT